TACTTGTTTGAGTAGTTATTTCTTTATCTATTGAAGCATCTATTTGCCCTTTGATATGTTCTTCTGCTGCCTTCCTTTGTTTTTCAGTCAAATCAGGTACGCCTCTAGCGGATTTTGATGTATCAATAAATATTATACCTTCTTTACCCTTGTCGGCAGGGTCTTTACTAAAAGTATATGGTTTACCGTTGGGAGCCGTCAAGCCCTCGTCAGTTAAAATAGATACAACATCCCATTCATTCACCATAAATCTTGCTGTGGTTTCATCTCTCCATTCTTGATATAATTTAATTTCTTCATCATCACCATACATGCCACCTTGGGACCTAGTCTTTATTAAGTATTCTAAATCTCCCTCATCACCATACTGCATTTTTAGTGAATCAATTATACCAAGTCTTGACTTGTCATCTTTGATGGCTTTTTGTAAATCAAAATTATCATATTGAGAATTTAGTGCGGCAGTCATTTGGTTGACAGTCATAAATTGATTTGGGTCTCCATCCATTTTTCCATCCTCCCAATGACCAATAGAAACCATACCATTGTTTTGATTAATCAATGCTTTTGTGTTTTGGATATTATAAAGACCTCCTATTTGGTCCATCTCCCAACCTTCATATGCTTGAGATAAACCATTTTTTTGCCTTTCCATTTTGAGCTTGTATACTTCTTCGTATTTTTTAGCCATACCATAAATCTTGTCGGTTGAACTATTAAGGTTGGCTGCTATTAAAGAGTATTGACGGGGTTGTAGTAAACCTGCTTTTAATGCACGATTAGCTGCTAACATAGTAGCTGCACCATCAGCAGCAAATTGAGCAGCAAACTCATTTGCTTCAGTATAAGTACCTGAAGGAGCATTAGCAAGTCGTTCTTGCATTTCACGAGCTGCTTTATCAAGCTCGTCTTTTTTTGCTTGTCTTCCTGCAATTTCTGCTTGTAGAGTATCTGTAAAGACTGATGCGACTGCTGACCAATCAATTTGACTGTCGACTTGTCTATCCACATATCCGTAACCTGTGCTCATGTTATATGCCTAATATTTTAGCTATTTCTGCGTTGGTCATCATAACTTCTTTGAACTCTCCTGTTCCTTTGCCGTCATCATCTAGAATTTCAACTTGTTTCATAAACCTCTTTTCTCCTGACCTTTTAGCTTGTTCTATTGTCAATTGTCTTTCCGTTTGTGCCGGATTTTTTGGGTCAGCCACACCTAACCCTTGTTGTAGATTATACATCTCTAAGAAACTTCTACCTTTCAAGTTTGCTCTTTGAGTATCACTTAAGCTTTTATCAAATTTTCTAAATACTCTATTGTCTAAAGTTGATATCAAATCTTGATTGGTTGGGTCAATATTCTTTTGTATTTTTTTACCAAATATACCGGGCAAAAACTTTCCCTCTCTTACAGTAAAGGTAACATTACCACTATCTTTTAAGGCTTTTGTTTGGTCTGCACTAAGGTATTGACTTCCGATAGCTTGTTGTTGAGCATCTATATTTTGTGAATATAAAGGAACTACCTGAGCTGCTGATGTTAAAGCATCGGCTGCTCCTTGAAATCCCTGCATCATTGCTTGATTTGCCATAGCTTCTTGATTCGCAGCTTGAGCTTGAAATCCTTGTACCTCACCCAAGTCTAGTTGGACATTGAGGTCTCTTAGCCTAGCATCTTCCTCGGCAACCAACCTATCTAGGTTTGACATCTCTTTACCCATTTGAGTTCTTATCTGTCCTTGAGCAGCATCTTGAGCTACCTCTAATCTTCCGGCAGTAGCAGCGATACCTCTTTGGTCTCCTTCTCTTGCGGCTTCTAGTGCTGTTGCTCCTTGTTGAAGTGCTGCTTCACGAGCTAATTCATAAGGCTCTTTTTGTATTGCTAATTCATCTAGATAATTAATCTCTAGTCTTTTTCTTGCTAAACGCATAGCTTCGGCTGCTTTACTTTCAGCGTCTCTTGCAGCTCGTCTTGCTTTACCTGCTTGAGCAAAAGAAAGACCTGCTCCTGTAGCACCTATACCTGCACTTACTATTGCCGCTATTCCGGCTGCTCCTAATCCTGACATAATTCTAAAGCTTTATTAATAATTTCTTTTGGCAGTTCCACAAATGAATCTGCGTAAATTTCTTTTTCTGCGTCTTCCACATTGTCTGCATCTGTTTTATAAACACAAATCCAAGTGGTATCTTCATGTATGTAAAACACTCTTTGAGTTCCTATTTGAGTAAAAACCGTATGAGGTGCTTCAATATTTTTTACTTCACCTTCATCATTTAAATATGAAAGCTTACCCTTGACTAAAAAAGAAGGGTGTTGTTGTTTATGAATAAAAGAAACACATATATGCCCTTGGGGCATAAATATTTCTCTTGTATATAAACCACCTTCAAAATGATGTTTTAATGGGTAGTATTTTTTCATTAACTTTTCTTGCGGCTCACCTATCTTATGAGTAGCCGTTCCATCTACAGAGCTTATCAAGTGTTTAAATGCCTCTATCTTTTCCCATAATAATCCACGGTGATGATGTACTGCATTTAAAATCTGTTCAGGTCTATAAGTTTTTTTTCTTTTAGTCAAAGATAATACACCCATATTAATTACAAAGATACTAAAATTAAGGAAAAGATTTCATGACCTCCGATTCTACCACAAATAACTCTGATGCCGTATTGGCTTCTATCTCTAATTGAAATATGCCATAATGTCCGAGTATGCCATGTGATTCAGCGACAGGATTCTTTAGTGTAAAGAAAAATGACCCAATCTGTATAGGGAGGGGTGCTGTAGGTTGAGGTGCAGGATATGTTCCTGCGTTGGTACTATTAACAATAATACCTGCAAGAGGTGAGCCCGTAAATGATGAATCCATTGCAGTTCCTACTAGCGTTCCTAAGAAAATAATATCAGCTCCATCTTTAAAATAAACAAAGTCACCCAAATTATATAAACTCCCCAATGGTTTATCTATATCAAATAATATAAATATAGCAGCAGGGTCTGTTTGGTCTGTATCTATACTTTGACCAATACCATTTATACTTCTTAAATTTAAATTTGCACCCACCGGTATGGATGCACTTGCACCAACACCACCTGTAGGACTGTTACTTCTTAAGAATGCAAACCATGCTCCCTCTTTTTTAACAAAGTAATCTGCGTCTATTTCTCCATATATCTGTATGTCTGATGTAAACTTTGCAGACCACGCATCATCTCCTTCTAAGTTTAGGGTTTTGAATATTTTATTTTCTAATGGTTGGTCATTGAATACACTTTCAATTTGAGCCGGAAACTGCTCTCCATAATATTCATTCCTTGTGTTGTTGGTATTATGCCTATATAGATTTCCATTTTTAAATGTATATAGGAACTGATTCATACCAATTATATAATCAGGGTTGTAAGAATAGAAAGATGGAAAACCTTGTGAGTCCTCACTATAAGTAATTGTTCTTTTAAATTCTTCGGTTATGGGAGTATAAGTTGGCATATTAACAAGGAGTATAAGAAGTTATTACATGGTTTTGGTCTATATCAATCAATGCAGTTGATGCACCTAGATTTATAACATAATCATTCCCGGGTGGGAATCCTATCTCGCCATTTGCATCTGAAAAAGCAAATTCGTTTATTGCAGGGCTACCCGGTGTTCCATTTATGTTTGGTGCTGCATAAACTGTATCAGGAAAAGAAGCTACACTACAATCTGAATTAGGTGCAGAAATTGGAGTTGGTGTTAATGCCACAGGGCAATTGACTGTTGCATCCCATGCAGTAGTCGCACCCGGAGGTCCAAACGCTCTTAGCGTTATGGTTGTAAACGCAACACTTGTTCTTGGAATTACTATAGTAACATCACCCGGTCCTATAGTAGGAGTTAAATTAACATCAGCACTTGAACCTGTTACTACTCCATTTGAGTTTGTTGGGGTATTTGGAAAGTTACCATTGGCATCTGCCAAATAAAAATCTTGCCCTGTATATCCTCCTGCATCTAATGTGGGACCAATATTATTTGCACCTGAAGCATTATTAGCCCCTAAGAAATTATATGTGCTTCCGCTACCAAGAAAACCGAATTGAGGACTTGTTGCTGTGTTAAAGACTTGGTTTCCAAAAACACAACTAATTCCATCAACAACATTTTGCGGGTCAAAATAAACAATTATAGCACCTAGGTCAGTACCTATACCATAAGATATTTCGTAAAGACCGTTAGCACCGTTAAAAGTTAAAGCACTTCCACATGGAGTCACACACGAAGGACACGCCACTACAGGACCTAAAATACCATTTATTTGTTGTCTATAGTTTACGGAATCAGAATACCAACCGTCTGCTGCGGCAGTTGTTAAAGTAGCATCTGTAAAAACAGTTGTGCTAGTTTCTAATGTTGGTCCGTCTAAAAAAAATGTTCCTAATGTTGCCATAATTATATTATTATACCGGTGCTATACATCCGCAATTTAAGAATGTTGTTGTTAAATTTTGGAATCCACCACCTATATTTCCTTGTAATATTGAATCAGCTCTCATGCAAACAGTTGTTGATGCCCCTGCGGGAACTGTTAATAAGGTTGGATTACCCTGACAATCTAAATATCCAAATGTGATATTCTCTGCTTGTCCGTTGAATAAATCATAAGTACCACATGCAGCACTACAAGTACCATTAGCAAAAGATTGAGCTACTTCTGTGGCTACTTGATTTGTTGTTCCAACTACCTCGTAAATACACCCTGCGTTACCAACACCTGCTAATGTTACGAAATCACCAATTGCAACTGCAGATAAAGGTATATTATTTTGTGCTATAAGACTTATTATTTCAGATGTAATTCCATTTGTCTTATATACATCACACCTCTCTACTATCAGATTTAATGCAGAACATCCACAATCTGTGTAATTAATTACAGGGTTTCCTTGGTCAACAGATATAACTCTCGCACAATAAGTTCTTTCTTCAGTTTGAGGGATTTCCTCTGTAAATGTGGTACCCGAAGAATCTGTGATTGTTATTATTGCATCAGCTCCTGTAGCTGTTACCGTATAAGTTCCGGCACTTTGATTACAATTTGTTTGATTTACTATAATATTATTGACAGTATGTGTTGATGCGTCAGGAGTTTCTGCCCCTACTCTGTACTCACAATCATTGCTCACACCTGTTATGGTTACAAATGTATTGAGTGTCACGCCTAAAGTGGGTGGTATAATTACCGAGTCAGGACTTCCGGATGTGTTATTTATAACGATTGAACCTGAAGTATATTTTCTACAAAGGGTAGCTACTCTATTTGAAGGTGTATCACCTGAAGAACATCCACAACAAGCATCAGTTGCATCGCTTGAAGAATAACATAACTCAGCTTCAGTTGGGTCTCTATAGTCATATATTAAATATAAATTAGAGTCATTTGATGTAGGCATAGTAAATTGTCCTTCGAATTGATTTCCACCGCCTGTTATATTTGGTATATCATTAGCGGCTGCTAATAAATTAGCAATATCTGTGGGGGTGTTGAGATAAGTAGTGCTTGTTCTTAAAAACTTAAATGAGTTACTATTTATATTAAAGTTGAAGTCATCTCCTAAAGCGGGTATCTTATTACTGATAATTTTTACTGTTGCTCCATCAGCCGGTGCTATATTTCCTCCCTGTGCACCTTGCACAGAAGAAAACTGAGAAACTATTAATCCTGTTCCTGATTCAAACTCTATTTGTTCTGACTGCAATGCACTTAAAAAAGTGGTATCGTTCCATCTGTATTCATCATGTATAAATTTACCTGCTTCATTGTTGCTAGTGATTGCCACTTGTACTACATTCATTTGCACCGCATCAGGACAAAATACCGTCAGGTTAATATCAATAGGCTGACCCGTTAACGCCCCCGCTTTTTCAACCGTAACTTTTAGTAAGTTTTGATTTACAAAACTTTTATTAAATGTCAAAGCATAAGAACCGTCTGCATTTATAATTTGATTGAAAACTTGAGGACCTGAAGGGGAGGGGTATATACCTGTAATTTCTACTTCTTCACCTGCTTGTAACCCTGAAACTGTAAAGTCCACCTCAACATTTCCAATATCAAAACCTAAGTTATATAAAAATTCTTCTGATAAGTTTTTACCTAAAGTAAAACTTTGTGTGATACCACATGGTATCTCTACTTCAGGGACGGGTATTTGTCTATTTGTATTACTTAATACATATTCATCCATGTATGGGTCATAGCCACCCAACTTAAATGTATTAAAGTTATTTATAAATAAATCTCTAAAATAAGAACGCATCCCTGTTTCAGATATTACTTGTAAAGTTTCGTTTTGTGCCGAACTGCCTTTAAGTTGCAATACAGCTCCTCGTTTTGCATCAGTAAAGAATTTATCTGCACCCCATTTTGCAAAACTTTCAGGATTGTTGCTATTCCCATAATCTTCTATTCGAGCTATTTGTGTACCTAAAACCTGTGGGACTGATGTTACAGCACCCCCTCCTGTTGAATCACTTAATAAGTTTTTACCCTGTAAAACATAAGATATTTTATCCTCTTGTAACACAAGAATATCAGTAGCTCTTCCATCCATCAAAGATATAGGACCATACTCATCTTCTAATGTTTTAAAGTTAAGAAGTCCTAAATTAAACTCATTGAGTTTATTGACATTGCTTTCAGCATTAAATACACCACTATAGGTTATATCAGCAAAACGATGTGCTAATTCAAATTCTTTCTCGGATGTGCTTGTTGTTCTATTACCTAGTTCCAATGGTTTACCTACTATAGAATCTCTTATCTTGCTGCTTTCAACACCATTTCCAAAAGTGTAACAATTAAAAAAGTCAGTATCTATAATAGCATTTTGATTTGCAGTTTGTGATTGTACATTACCTTCATGAGTTCCATCAGGAAATACAGCAAAGGTATCTGCACTTTCATACCAAAGGTCAGGAGCTGCATCTTGTGGAACAGTTTCAAACACAATCAAAGTGTTCCTACGAATTAGCGTCATGCTAATTTTTAAGTTTACTCTTCTGTTTTTGTTTTCACCACATGACTTGCTACTTCTAACATGAAATCTAAGTTGACCTTTTTCACCTGCATTTGAATTATCTCTTGTCCATGCTATTGAGACATCACCTGAATTACAAGGTAAACCTTGTGGAGCCCCATTTTGTAAAGTTTGGTCAGGATATACTAATTCAGGTGGTGAGGCATTGGTATCTGTTCGTGCACTTTGTGCTGAAACCATGGCTCCATAAATATTCTGAGCATTAAAAAAATCAAATACATTCGCATAATCTTGAGATGCTGTCACGGTAACATCTGTTAAATATTCTACTAATTCACATTTATCACCACTACCTCCGTTTCTTTTATTATCTATTGTAACTCTTAAAGTTGAACCTGCAGGTATATCTAAATCTATTCTATCAAAAGTTGAAGGGACAAGAGGGTTATATGCACCTGTAGGAGTGTCAGGGTTATCTATACTTCCTATTTGTAATTTTAAAGTTTTACATTCAGGTGGACCTAAGAAACCATCTCTTTGAGCACTTCCCTTGGCACTATCTTCTTGAAAAGGGTTATCACCCGATGCAGTTGTAAACTGATTGGTTCGTAATCTCATATATGTTCCTGCAGGAACACCGGGCAACTCATTACCATCTTCGTCAAAACCACCAATAGGATTTCCTGCATCATCAAGTGGGGGTGGAAGAATAAAGTTACTTCCCTTCGCCTCTTTAGATAACACCTTTACTCTCGTACATCGAGTTATTGGTCCATCAGTATCAGCTTTTACAATAAGCTCATCTCCTTCTTCTATCTTTCTGCTATTTTCACCCTCTAGCAAAAACCATGTAGAACCTAAAGTGACATCCTCAAAAAACAAGTTTGAGTATATAATGTCATAATTTTCTTTATCAGGCTTTATGCAAAACTTATAATACTTCGCCCATGGTGGAGCTAATTGAGCAGGAGGTATTTCTACTTGTATTTTATTTTGACTTACTGAACTTCCACAAGGGAAATATTCGTTATTGTTTTCACTAACCAAGGCTGTAGTGGCTCTAGAAAATTCATCTAAATATATTATACCTATTTCATATCCCCTGTTGCTATGAAGACTTGTTGCGTTTGCTATCTTAGTAAACTCTGCAGTAGCAAGACTTATACTTTGATACTCATAAGATACATTGCCGGGGTTAGCAGTATCGGTATATTCAAGTGCATTAAGTTGTATTTTAATAATATTGGGAGTTGCCTGAGAAGCAATAATTTTAAATCCTTCGCCCAATCCATCTACACCACTACCTGATTTATCATATGCAGTATTATTAGTTGTATCATTTAAAGTATTCAATGCGTCACAATTGTATTGGTCAGTTAATGAAGTTCCATTACAAGAGTCTGCAAAGTTTGCCTCAATCGCAGATACAGCATCAATAAATTCTTGAGAATTTGCCATGGTAAAAGCGTCATTATAACTCGCAGGAAGTAAGAATGTAAAATCAATCGCTATATTATCATTTGTTTCTGTTAATGTGTCACTTGTAAAGTCAGCATGAGATAAATCTGCATCTACTGTAAATGCGGCTCCTTGAACCAAATCTACTGTTGAAAAATCTAAAACTAAAACACTATTAGGTATTTGTTCTCCTTGAGCAGTTGGGTCTATATTATAAGTTCCTGTATCAAAGGTTACAGTTAATGATTCGTTATCAACTTCTTCACTAATAGAGTTAGTAAAATATTCTAATTTAACAGGAGAACCAAATTCATCTACGACATCATTACCATCAAAATAGTTTCCATACATCAATCTGTTACCCATAAGAGTTTGAGCCTTGGCTTTCAATGGCACATTGTCAAATGTCCTGAATATCTCTGTGTCGGGTAAAACTTGAAATACTTTACTGTTACTAAATGTATATGTTTCTGTTGAGTTGTCCGGTAGTCCTAAATCTTCTTTATTAAAAGACTCTATGACTTTAATCACATTCGTGCTGTTATCCTTAAACAAAAGGTCTACTCCAACCACTAGCGGTCCACCTGTATTATATTCAATTCTAACTATGTTTGTAGAATTTAACATACCACCGTTTAAAAAAGTGTCAAACTCAAAATTAAAAGGACCGGGTATAAAAGCCGGAGGAGAGAATGGAGATGTTGCAGAAAATGCATTGTCTGCATACCTATATCTATAAGCAAAAGATAAAAACCTATCTTCCATATAGTTGTTGGCTGAATTAGATGGTAATGGTGTTATAATCGGGGCAAAAGCCGGGGGTCTCTTTATAACAAGAATATCCTCTGCAGAAAATTGGTCTACATTTAAAACAGGGTTAGGATAGTTTTTTGTGGTGCTTATAAATCTAGGTGGATTAAAGTTGTCAGTAAAAAATAATAAGTTCTCAATAAGGTTGACCCCCAATACTAATTCTTTTTCATCAAAATTTAATGTGGTATTTATTCCGCCTCCGTCATCAATACTTACTATGTGATATACAAGTAAATTATTTGTAGTATCAAAAGATACTATCATATCGCACTTGCCGGTAGCACCTACAGGAAAATTTGGGTCATGGACAAACCAATAAAGAATTTCGTTTTCTCCATTTTCAAAAGCCCCTATGCATTTGGCATCAGACGATAAAGGTGTGTTGTTAAATGATAGAGTGGTGAGTTGTTCGTTACCTTTAGCTAGTTCAACTGCTCCAATCTCTGTAACTTCAGTAGAACCTAAACGAACATTGACAGCATCTATATACTGACCATTAGGCAAGAGTCTCTCATCAAGACCTTTGTTCATCTTACCTGCTACAAAATTTCTAGTTACATTTGCCATTCTACTTTATCCATTTATCTCTACCCCTTAGATTCATTAATAATCTACCGGGATGTATATTGCTAATTCTTATTTTGGCATTTCTCAACAAAGCACTTTTTCTTTTTCTCGCCCTGTTTACTATGTATTCTTGTACACCTAATTTTGAACTTAAAATAGCAAATTCGATATATGCATAAATATATTCTTCAAATAATTTGTTTACTGTAATTTTGGAATTATCTCCTTGCTCCATGCCGTCAGAAATATACTCAAGAACACATTTTTCTCCTGCCATGCCTGAACTAAAATTAATCACTCCACCTTTATTATCTATGCTAAATGTAGGGTTTGCGTTTGCAGTTTCTGTATTCAATCCAAATCGAGAACCTATAGTGTAGTCAAAATACCAATAACCATCACAACAATATCCTTCGTACCCATAAAATATGCTATTTTTATTTAGGTAAATACTTTTCAAACCCCCCGTTATTCTTTCCAAATCTAAATTTGAGTTTTCAGGTTTCAATATATTCCCATCATGGTCAAATAAAATTCTACATTTATCATCCTGTAAGTATGCACCTGCATAGTTGGTTTGAATGTTTTCTGTTAAAGGATAAAGTAATCCGTTTTTAAAACAAGATATTCGTACCCAATTTACATAATCCTGTGGAAGTACAAATCGCATCTCTTTACAAACATCTAGTTCTAATATTTTAACTTCTTTGAATGCGTCATAATTTAATTCTTGTATTGCTCTTTTGGCATGAAAAAGAATCTTATACCTCTCTTCGTTGTTTACTAAAGAGTGATTGCCTGAATACATCAATTGAAAATTAGTTATGATGTCTTGTAGGCTCACATATTGATAAGACCCCCAATTAGCATTCTCGGGAAGATTTCCTCCGTTCTCGTAATATTGATATGGTGTTATATATGACATAATCTATTTTTCTTGTTGGTCCTCCAAAGCCTCTTGTGCCTGTCCAAACTGAACAGCTTGTATTTCTCTAATTGACATACCTGCAAATTGCAATATTTTATTTATCAAACTTGGTTCGTCATCAAGTGGTAATTCAAAGTCTTGATAGTCTGCAGCCGTTTGGTCAAACACCGGCTCACCACCTGCTAATGTAATATATGTCCAAACAGGGTCTTTTGGGAATCGAATATACTGACAAGTTAAATCACCTACGTTATTTATTGTGCTAGGAAATGCCGTTACAATACTACCTGCTTGAGTGTATGCAGGATAAAGAGACGATGGTGCAGTTAGCATCGACTGATTCAATAAAGTGATTTTGTTTTGATGAACTCTTTCTACTTCATTTTGACGAGCTCCATCCGTATATAATATTTTATTTATTAAATAATAATCAGACGGCATATTCCAAGTATTTGAACCCGGAGAACCCGGAACAGTTTGTATCAAAGGGGCTATAACACCAAAGGTATCTATAACTTCTTCATATCCTTTTTTAATATCAGCATACCCTGTTCCTGATTGTCTTGCGTTTTCTTTATTAATTTGATAATTATATTGATAAAAGTAATCTTCAAATATATCTAACTGTGCCTGTTTTGCAAACAAGTTAAAATCGCTTGGAGATACATAACCGTAATTATTCTTATTAAGAATAGACAAGACAGTTTGTCTAACTGAATTTATCATCTATAAATCTTTTTTACAAAGATAAACAAAAAAAAAAGAGGGCTAATTTTTAGTCCTCTTTTTGATATTGATAAATAAGTTTCAATTACACTATAACAGGTTTGGCTACCAAGCCTACTACCGCTTCTGCATTCTCAGCAGTTATGCTTCCTGCAAGTTGAATACCTGCCATAGCTAACATAGTTCCTTGCGGTACTATTAATTTTTGACCTGCCGCAACATCTTCTATGAAACCCGGTGTAGGCATATCAGCATCAGTCAATTCAGTCACTAAAGAACCACTTTGAGTCCAAGTCCCTGCAACAGTTGGGTTAGCATTCAAATCATTTGATGTGTAAAAATTAAACACATAATTAAAATCAGCAGTAGCCGTTCCAAGTGATTTACATGCTTTGAAAAACACCGATGAAACTTGTACTGTTTCAGGAAACATCAATACGGAAGTTTGAGTGAAAGGAAATTGTATACCACCCCACATCACGGTGTTTCCTCCAAATGGGTCTTCGGGTGTGGTGTAAGCAAAATTTACGATTGTTCCTGTATATGTGTAAGTCGCTAAATCAAAATCATTAGGAAATGTGTAAACATCTCTATCTGAATTTGAAAGTTGTGAACCCTTGTTTTGAGTTTCAACATCAGGTGCGACTCCGTGAAACTTAGTTCCATTTGGTATTGCCATGCTCGAATTTTTTATAAGTTACTAAAGAACAAATATACAAATTTTATCCAAGCTTTTTTTCCAAGTATTCTAGCTTATCAATTCCTTCATCTGATTTGAAATAAGATGCTAAAATATATACAGGGTCTTCGCCAAATGGAATTTGTATTAATCTCTTTTTATTTCCGGGCAAATTAAAATATACATCCTTTTTTTGATTTTTAAATATCAATAATTTTTCATCAAAAAATGTTTGGATTGTAGAGTTTAATTGTAATCCGGGGTCCGATATTGCAGCTAAAAATTCTTTTGGATATTTTTTGGCATATATAAGTACATCTCTTTTTAATTCTGCACTAGACATTTGAGATACATTTCCAAACAGAATTACTTTTCCTAACATTTCAGTTTGTTCTAAAGTAAGTTCTTTAGCGGCTATCAATGCATCTACTTCAACATTCAAGTTTTCAACTTCACTAGCTGCATCTTTTGCTAAGTCTACCTCTTCAAATTTAACACCATTCATAGGATGGTAACTAAGGAATGTTTGTAATGCTTGATTTCTTTTTGGAACCTGTAATAACCCATTTTCAAAAACAATAGGTCTGACTATTGCATTTCCGTCTTGCTCGTCTTTAAAAGGGCTTTGTTGGTTTGTTGCGTACCTTAATTCTCTATTGGTTCCGTTCTCTTCGTCAAACCAAAGGAGTGGATTACGCTTGGAACTTTTGGATGGTAACATGAAGCTCAAAGGAGCTGATTTTCTTGTGAGTCTATAGACTCGGTCTTTTATTTCTGCTTTTTTTTTCATTATATTAAATTTAAATTTTATTAAAAAAGATAAGGGAGCCCGAAGGCTCCCGTATCATTTAGAGTATGTATTATTCTTCAAATAATACAAAGTTGTTCGCACCCATTACACAAACACATCTTTCTGATAAGAAGTTAACCTTCATTTCATCAATGTCTGTAGTAGCTGCTCCACCTGCAGACCCTGTAATCCATGTCTTATATCTTCTGTCTTCAGTTTCTGAAGCTCGATATCTTACATGAAGGTAAGGTCTCTTAGCATTTTTACCAAGAACTTGGTCATAAACACTTGTAGAACCTGCCGGTACTAATAAACCTGTGATTGCACCTGAACCCACAACTGCAGGGACACTTGATAAACCGCCTCTCATTGTTGGGTCATTTAGGTATTTCCAATCAGACTTGTAGAAGTCATAACCTCTACGGAATCCTGTGAAACCTAAATTTAACGCCATTTCCTCATCGTTGTCAAATAGTCCATAAGATGTACCACCTGCTCCATATGAGTTTTGAGCTGCTAACATATCGTCAATATCGAAACCGAATTGTCTGTTTAAGAAAATTACATTTTCCTCTATTGCACCTTGCTTATCTAATCTATCAATGACCGCATCGAAGTCTGCTAATGCATCAGGATTACCTCCTGTCCATAAGTTACCTCTTGTGCCAACTGCGTGGAATACACCTTCTGAACCAATCAGACCTGCTCCTGCTGCACCTGAGTTAGCCTCAGCCGGTACTGCTTCAATCATAGATGTTTCTAGGTAATCATCAAATCTTAGCCTTGTTTCGTGCTCAGACTTTAAATACCATAAATATCCTGAACCACCGTCTTCTGTTGAAATTTCAATCCAACCAATTTGAGCCATGTCAGAACCATTTACTAAGTAAGTGTCCTTTAGGATGATTGGGTTGTTTTCGAAGATGTAGTCATCGGATTGTAATGAACCTTGCATTCCTGCTGTTCCTTTTTCAAATTCTGAACCGTAAATGAAAACAGTAGTAGCCGCACCTTGAGCTGCAATTTGACCTGCTGCTTCATAGTATGCTACATCGAATGTACTGTTTGCTAAATCTACATCAGTTACAACTGCTTTATTTTCACCACCACCTGCATTGTCTGAGATTACAACTGTTTGACCTATTCTCACAGCGATACCGCCTTGTGCTGAGTATGGGTTTTCACCTGTAATTACAGTACCAACAGGGTTAGCTCCAATAGCTGAGTCATTTACCGTTAATGTAGCGGTATTTTGACCTGCTGCTGCTCCTGATGTTACATTTTCATATTTGATATGTAACCTTCCTTGTTCTGCCCATTTAATAAGGTCAGAGTTAGAAGGCATTTCTGCACCCACCATTTTAATAAATGATGAAAGTGTTCTGTTACCATACCTTTCAAATTCTTTTTCATATGTATCAGGAAGATACTGATTCAAGAAATCAAAGTTGGTAATATAATTAGTCGACAACGGAACTTGTTGAGCCGATGGCTGCAACGAGAATGTTGGACTTGCTGCAAAATTTCCTGCCATTTTTTTATATTTTAAAAATTAATAATTTACTTTTTACTTCTAATTTTGAGCCCCCTACCCTCACTTGGATTGAGTGCTCTAATTGTCATTCCATCCTTCTTTACAACTTGAGGAGCTGACCGTGTTGTCATATTGACATTTTTAATTTTCTTAGTCACATCCTCTGTTGCGTCAGCTTTGCCTTGCTCATAAAAGAACTTAGCAAACCTTTCAGGATTTCGTGCTACGGATATTGCCCTATGGTATCCTGATGCATCTTTAATTAATCCGGTTTCACTATCTAAATAAACCTCTGCTAATGCATTGGCTCCTGAGTTTACCTTTTTAATTCCCTCAACATCTTTAGAAGGTAGAAAAGTTATTACTTTGTCTTCTCCAACTTTAAAGTCAAAACCTTTGAACTCTGTGTCGAAAACCTTGTCAGTTTCTTTTAGAAACCAATCTCGTCTTCTCTTTATTTCTTCTTCATAGGTTTGAGCATCCTTAACATATTGGTCATAAGCTGCAAGTTGTTCTTCTTGCTCTTTAGAGATAGATGCCGTACTTGACTCAAGTGGCTCTTTGTACATCTCCTTTTGCTCTTCAAAAAACTTACGAGCTTTACCAATCTCTTTTTTAAACGCTAACTTCTTCTTTTTAATTACATTCTCTTCATCAACTTCGCTATCATAAGCAAAGTCTTCCATCATGTATTGAATATCTTCAGCATCTAAATCCTCTTCAGTTGCTTGGTAATATTCTCGCAGAAGCTGCGTTTCATCCATGTCTTTGAAGTTTCTGTTTAATTTAACATAGTCTTCAAATCCACGACCTGTCTTTTTTCTGTATTCCAAAAATGCTGAAACATCTTCAGGTAACTCCTGTGGCTTCTCTTTTTCAGTAAACAAATCATTTACTGAACTGACATCTTTGTTATAAGTATTCTTAATATATTTAAGAACATCTTCCTCTTTTAACTCTGAGGACTGAGTTATATTTTCTTGTGCTTCGCTTTCCGGCTGTACACTTTCTTGCTCTTGTGTGGGGGTGGCACTCTCATTGCTTGTATCCACTTGCTCCACGGGAGCACTTGTTTCTTTAACATTTTCTGAAGCATTATTAATTACTTCTTCTTCTTTTTGGGACAAAGACTTTTCTTCCTTTACCCCAATGTCTTTTACTTTTATATCCATTGAATTAAATTTTAAACAAAGTTAATAAATATTTTTATGAATTTTTTTCAGCTATCTAGGGTCAAATTCAGCTAAGTCAAAACCATCTAAACTATCTTCATTCGACTCAAACCTTTGAGCAGGAAGATTATTTTTTCTCTGATTTATAAGTTGAGATTGTTCTGAGTTTTGTTGTGATATTCTTTGACTCTTAGCTTTTTCTCTTTGTGTTTCTCTTTGCTGTAAGGCAGTTTCTGAAATATTTCTAAGCTGTTGATTATATTGGAACTCTTCCGCCATCAATTGAGATTTCAACTGAGCTTCATTTTTCATCTTTTCAATTTCAAAAGCAATCTCTGCTTGTTTAATTTGCATCTTTTGTTGACCTTCAAGTTGCATTTTTTGCATTGCCGCTTGTGCTGCCATCTGCTGAGACTGCATATTAATCTGAGCTTGTTGCTGCTGCTTTTGCATTTCCCTTTCATTTTCCTTTTCTTGCTTTTGTTTTCTTTTAAGTTTTAAAAGTTGATTAGCAAGTTTTATATTTTTAAGCTCTCTAATGTCAATTGCATCTTCTAAATTAATATCATTCTTTGATAAAGCCATTTGTATATTAGCTTCAAGTTTTGCTTTTTGCTCTTCATCAGGAGCTACATCTATAAAGATTCCAAAATCATATATATATAAGTCTTGTATATCATTTAGAATACTAACATTGAATTTACCTATTTTGTTTACAAAGTCATCTTTAAAATCTGAATACTCTAATATATCAGCAACCCTATAAGTCAAAGCTTCTGCTAATGTTCTATATATATAAAGGGCTCCATCAAGAATATGTCTTGTTGCCACATTTGAATTTAAGGCTGCAAGTTTTTGTAAGCCAACCAAAGAATTAGGGTCAGGTGTACTACCATCTCTAGCTTCATTTAAGCCTGTGACTGTTCTAATCATATTTAGATAGTGATTATAATTTGCAATAAGCATTTGTGTTTTACTTGCACCTGAGTTGGAGTTAATCTCTTTGATAGGTACTCTTGCTTGGTTAAAATCACCATCTTGAGTATAACTTCTACCGATTACACTACCTGTTTGAAAATACAAACGCAATGCATCTTCAGGATTATAAGCGTTGCCTGTTCCTAAGTCTACCTCATTCAATCCATCCGCATCTATGAATACTCCATCAGGAACTACTCGAGCAATAACTTGCTGAAGTTTCAAGTGAGTTATTTGAATTAAATCTGCAAAAGGTATCATTCTTCTTACAAGAGATTCTACAACACCCTTATACATTCGAGGTGCTACAGCCACATAATTAGGTATGGCGTGTTGACTTGCAGATTTTGGTCTTACCATGTTATGAGATAACTCCCATTTCAAAAGAATATTTGTCCCCATAACCATAACTCCATCATACCAAACATCAATAGTTTTTTCTATTTTTTCAAACCTTCCCTCTTCCATTACGGTTTCCGGTGGATTAAATTGGTCATCCTTCTCAATAACCTTGCTCCCTCCGGTTTCCATTATTTTTTTCTTATATACAATCTTGTTTGTAGATTTATAATTAAAATACAATAAGGTGCAGGTATCTCTATAAAACATATCGTTTTCGTAATACTGTGCGACATTATAATAATCATACCAATTTTGACTGTATTTACTAATCTCCTCTAGTTGCTCGTTTGTTAAGCTTGGGTCTATCTTCAAAAGCTCTGTCATTGGTAGTGTTTTAATTTCTCCCCAATAGAAACAATCTTTAAAGTGAGGGTCTTCTGTGTAACTATATACTATATTGGCAGGGTCTACATAACTTACCTTTACCCCCGAACCCGGTAAAAACTCATGCTTTGCAACACTTATACCTAGTACGGTTAAATCATAGTCAAGTCTTTTTCTTAAATCTATATAATGGTTTTCTTCAAATATTGTGTTTATAGCTTCCTCTTCAGCAATCTCTATAGATGGTTTGTAATTAAGTTGCATAAAAAGAGACAACTCTTCATCGCTATTGGGTAGTTCCTCCGGTGAAACAGTAAATGGGTCAAGAGAAGATTGTTCTTTTATCTTGGTCAAAAATTCTTTAGAAACCATTTGGGCTTCTACCATGTCTTGATATTTACTTCTTTTAGCTTGTGACATAGCGTCCTGTGCATAAGCACTAACCTTAAACAGTCTATCAGACATTCCATTTACTACTATATCCACAAACTTTGGTATTACAGGAACAGGTGTCCAATCTAAATTTAGATAAGATAAATCACCATCAATAGCTAATTCATCTTTGTATTTTCTAATTGATTGTTCTCCCCTTGCATATAATCGTAATCTATGAAACTGTCTAAATTGGTCGTAAAACCTACAGCTCATTCCATCCCTACGAAACCATTCGTATTGTATAGCCTGTCCTATTTTTAATCCATATTCGTCTGTAGCCTTTTCTGCGTCTGAAACAAATTGGTCAGGAAAAGCTGCGGACTTAATGTCTATTTTTACATCCTTCATCTAATTAATTCGCTTTTTATTCCCGTGTTTGTATACCTTGCAAAGTTAATCTTTATTTTTGACTCTTTTTTTACAGGAGTATAAAGATGTTTTTGATTAGCCATAAGAGCTAAACCTGAGCTTATCGTAGCATCGTAACGGGTTCTGTTGTTAATATCAAATTTAGCCCAATCTAAAAGAGTACGATTAAAAGGCATCGTTCCCATTTCATCACTAGGTCTAAACACTTCTTCTGTATCCAATCCTATATATTTTTCTATATAAGATTCGATTGCTGCGGCATGAGCTTGTTTTACCTCCTCACTTGTATTTGGTATACCGCCTAATTCTTTTTCGGACCTTGAAAGTTTTGTTGAATGTTTGTCCGGTCTGTTTAAACAAAACTTCCTATATCCTCTATTTTTAAAATGATATAATAACCTTGGTTTATTGTTTTCTATGAGGATTGGCATACCGTAAAAAACACAAGCCATTAATACATCTTCAAAAAACAACTCTGCAGTTTGAGGTCTCGCAATGTATTCTAAAAAAAATTCATTACTTGGAGCATCGTCCATTGAAAATTTAGTCAAACCGTGCAAAGCACCGTTAGAACCTCCCCCACCTACAACTCCACTAATATCATAAGAGTCGCAACCAAATACACCTAGGTGTTCGTTCCCCGGATATTTGAGTCCGTTTCGTTCACTAAAATTATTTTGAATATGTACAGCCGGTAACCAAGATACATAAAACCTTCCTTTTTTTGTAGGGACCCAAATCACCTTTGTGTCTTTGATACCGTCTTGCCAAATAAATTTACCCTGTGTAATATTATGCTCTCTAATAACTGAATCATTAAAATCAATCTGCTGATATATTTTGCTTAGATTAAATATAGATGACTTGCTTTCATCTCTAAAAGCATGAGCTTCAGTCCTAGGGAACTGCCTGTAAAATTCATTCAATGCATCTGCATCATTCTTAAGTGAATCTACTTCAGCCTTCCAATAATCAATACTCCCTGTATATATATAGTCACCATCAACTCCTTGTATTTCTGCTTTTGGTTTTTCTAATACAGGCTGTCCGTGTATATCTATAAAACCCTCCATGTTCCATTCCATTGGTATGAATAAAGAATACAATCCACTTTTGGTTTGACCATTAGCGTTTCTATTTAAAACATTTGAACTTTCAAAAAGCTTTTTAAAATTATCCCCGCCTTTTTCTAATGAATTAGAAGTAGAGCCCATCATACACTTACCTATAATTTTGCTACCCAATCTTAAACAGGTTTTTGTAACACCCCAATTGTTTAGAATGTTGTTGGGTTTTATCCATTTACCACTTTCATCATGTACAAGCAGTAAAAGTTTTTCTCCGTCATAAGAGTTGTCGTCAGTATTTTTCCAATCAATCGTGGTATCCAAACCTTCTAAATCATCCTCAAAAACCTCGTGCATATTTTTCTTGGTAATTTTTGAAGCAGGAACTCTATATGCTAGTTCAGATTTGGGTTTGTCCATTCCGTCTTGAATAGGTTTGAAAAAGAACGGAAGACTGTTTGATATAGGAACTACTTTATCAGTAAACATTTTTTTTGCATCTGCTCCTGTTTTGGAAAGTATACCTATTCTTGAATCTTTTGATATTGTAGCTTTGTTAACACACTCTGAAGAACTCATATATGAAAAGCCTGACCTTCTGATTTTTAAATATATCATTCCATAACTTCTTGAGTCTGCCTTACACGCCTCCCAAAATAAATACAAAGCCCGATTGGCTTCTCTAAAATCAGGATATCCCACATCAATCTTTGTCCATTGCAAATACATATAATGAGAACCTGTTATGTATGTTGGCTTTCCATTATTGTAGAACCAATAACCTTCATCACGATATACAAATTCTTTTTCTATATAATCAACCCAACGATTTTTGAAATCTCTTGGCATTTCATTCCATTGAAATATAGAACGAATTTTGTCTAATTGTTTTGGGGTCTCCCTTCTTTCCCAATACTGCTCATACTTTTTTTCATGTCTTTTGTGTATTTCTTTTGGAGCTTTTGGTAATCCGATTCGGACATTTGATATTTCTATCACCCTTTCTATCTGACCTGTCTTTGAAATGATAACCAAATCATATTTTAAATTATATCCATACAACCATGTTCTAGCCCTGTTTTTGTTTACAAGAACTGATTTTGGTATATAATTTTTTAATTCTTTTATCATTTAGAGTTTCTTTCTGCAAAACCTTGCTTAGAATTAGAAGGTTCGTTTACAATTTCTAAAGCTTCTTTTTCTGCTTCTATCTTATTTAATATTTCAAATGCATCCATGATACATAATTTTTTTGTGGCAGCAGCGTTTTTCAACCTATCTGCAGCCAACTCATCATCGGGGTCGGGTTTGATTATATCTTCCTTTGCAACTTTTATAAGTTGCTCTACAGCCCTGTATCCTGCATTTATTATTTTAAGCTTAGTTTCTTTGAGGTTCATATGCCACTATGTTGTTAGTTCTGATTCTATACAATTTATTATTGTTAAATTTAAATTCATATTCTGAGTCGGGCATAAAGGTAACAATATCTCCTTTTTTTATCCCGTGTTTTTTTATAGATTCTGCAGGATATTCCATCACACCCATCAATGGTTCATTTGAAAATGGTTTATATATATAAGTTTCAATTGCAGGTAAAGGCGAAACAAAACAAAAAGGGTCAACAGCGTTCCACTCATTATTTTTATAAAACATATAATATTGAGTTTCATCCACAAAAAAAGTGTTGTCTTTGAAATAACTCTTACCGCTTTGTCTTTTGCCATACATATCATTATAAAACTTAAAGACATTGTGATGAACCAAAAGTATATCACCCTTTTCAACAGGACCGTCATACATTATTGGCGTCTCAACAACAATTGCTTCTCTATTAGAAAAAGATGCAGACTCTTCAGAAGTATCAAGAATTAAGTTTAATCCCTCGTATTGTTTTGTGTTGCTATATCTTTGATTGCCTTTGGGCTTGACAAGAAATTGTGTGGGTGATTTCATTAAAAATTTATATTAAACTCAAGAGTAACGGGCATAGTAGAATTAAATTGCTTCCACAACAAAACTTCACCTTCGCTTGTGTCTAATATAAAAATCTGATATGCGTCTTCTTCTTGGTTGTATTTAATTAAATGAATCTCGTAGCCACCGTTTAGAACAGACTGCCCAACTATATAGTGCATACCTCCTGATTTGTAATCAGGACCTACTGAGATTTTTCGAATGTCCATTTAATTTAAAATTAAATTACGGTGTAATATTTATTTTTACTACTCCGTTAGTATGATATAATCCTCCTAGTCCGATTCCTGCTGCTGCTGCGTCTACATCATTTGCGTAGTTTTGATTGACCAATTGGTCCATGTATATAACACCCTTCAAAGGATTTGCCGCCCTTACTACATTTATAGCATTACCTCTGTTTCCTGTTCCTGAACCTATACCAACTTGAAACGATGATTTGCCTTGAGTAGCATTTACAGAGTCGTCATTGTTTTGTCCTACAACGGTAATATTTCCTCCGTCTGCATTTAGGTTGCTACCAAAAACAGCAGTATTGGCTCCATCATTAATTCTTCCATTGTTCCCTATCGCCACACTATTGTTGGCAGATGAACCTAAACCTACTTCATTTCCAAAACCTATATTTAAAGTTCTTTGTGAGCCACTAGCTGTAATTAAATTAGTACCCGCAAGAACATTAACATTCCCTATAACTGTGTGATTAGAACCGCCTAAAAGAACATTACCTTCACCGTCAACATCTCCGGTTGAGTTGAATGATGTATTTTTGTCACCCCCAATCGCTAATGCACCAACTCCATATACAATATTATTGCTTCCTGTAAGAGTAAGACTGTCAGTATTGAATAAAAAGTTATAACTACCAAGGTTACCGGATAGTGCTTGAGCTCCGTTATAGTTAACAACACCAAACATAAAGTTTTGGTTTTTAAACTGTAACTGAGTTGGATTTGGAAATTCAGACGCAAAAATAAAGTTACGCCCTGAATCTACCAATTGTACATTTGAACTACCGAGAACATAATTATTTCTGTTGTGGTTAAAATCTGTCGAAGTTAGATTACTTGTAAAAGAGTTGCTATCACCATTAATAACAACATTGCCTTCCATGGTTGCATCATTATTTGATAGCATAGAAGTCTGTGTTGAGTTAACAATAAAAGCACCCTGTATGTTACCCACAGATACTGCGAGACCTTGTGGGTCTTCAAAGAACAACTTGTTGTTTGAATACTGATTTGTTATTTTACTAACCTTATCTCCAAGAATAATATTATTAATAACAGCATTGAGCCCATTAGCATTTGCTATGTTCGGTGTTCCAAACTGATTTGGTTGTGCTTGGTTTACACTATATCTGTTTGGGTTAATACAAATATTTTTATCGGTGTATGCGGCAGTTCTACTACCTACAATAAAGTTATCATCTACTGCACGACCTGTTGAAGAGTTTCCTAGTTGGTTTCCTGCTCCACCTGTTTCAACAATAACATTTCCTCTTGATATATATTTTGCAACATTACCTGTTGCACCTAATATTATATTGTTTGCAATAGTTGTGCTTCGAACATTGTTACCTGCATTCTTACCAATAAAGACATTGTTTGTTGCTGTAAGGTTTTGTTGGTCTCCTTGCCCGGGATTTGCTGACTGAACACCTGCTTTTATTCCTAATCCTGCAGAGGCTCCAATTACTACATTTCCTTCAAGAGTAGAACCATAACCGCTTACACCTACATTTCGGAAAGCTCTCATACCTAATACGGCATTTTGTTTTGGTGCATTATTAGTAAGATAAAACACATCTGCCATCGCTTGATGACCTACAATTGTATCATTGATATGACCAACCGGTAGTTCTGAACCTGTATTTGGATTACCTGCAGAAAAACCTATCCCTATGCTCCCTTGATTATTTGTAATTCCTTGGGTGGCTGCATTGACTGATGAGCCTAATGCGTTTTTAGATATAGCAACATTATTAAAACCTTCTATATTTTCTTTTAGTGAATCAACACCAATAGCAATGTTATTTGTTGATTGTATTGATTTTGCCAAAGCTCCTACACCCAAAGCAACATTTGCACCGGGTTCAGCACCACCACTAACAGGGTTTATTCCTGAAGTAAATGATTCTAAAGCACCGTCTCCAATACCAATATTGAATTGAGGAACTGTTTTATCTGATAAAACTCCTGCACCTTTACCAACAAATACTGACTCGCCTGTACCTGTAATTCCAATCAATCCACCAACATTTATTGTAGTTGGCACGGTTGTGGAATCTTGTGTTATTACTGAATCTACATAATCAACTCCATTAGATATAGGAATAAATAAATCTGTAACAACACTTGGAATCGATGGAACTAAACTAATGATATCACCTATGGTATAGTTCTTAGTTATATTATTATCGTTAACATCCGTACCAATAACTTTATCAGTAAGTTGAGGTGTGGAATCAATTACATAGGTAGATATTTTAGCCATATTATTTCTTTTTTACTTCTCCTGTCTGTATATTAATGACAGAGTCTTTTCCATATTTTTCTATAAGTTCTAATTCTAACTTATTAAACTGTTGGGTCAAAGCATTTATTTGACCATAATATTCTAGCTTTTGAACCTCTAGGTTACCCAAAGCTAACTTTACTTTGTTTAAAGAATCAGTTGCCTCTCTGAGCTTTTTTAATTCTTCTTCAGTTAATTTTACTTCTTTACTCATTTTTATTTAATTTAATTTATACAAAGATACTATTTTTTATTTTTTATCTTTTCCCAAGACCTTCCTCCAAAATAAGAAGCAATAACGGTTGCTAAAATTAATTGTAAAAGAGATATCCATTCTTCTTTTACTTCAAACTTTATTGAACCTGCTTCTATAAAAATTAATAGCATTGTGCATACTATCAAAAATATAAGGACCATAGGTCTGACATTTTTTGAAAGCCAAGAGTCTGAGGTCATGTCTGTTCGCCATCTCTCAGTTACATTCTTTTGCATATCTGCTTCAGCCTGAATAAATATTTCTGTCATATCTTTTTCAAACTTTGCTTTTTCTTCTTTACTGAAAGTATGCTCTGCGACAATGCCGCTTATCTTCTCAGCAATACCCCCTCCTATTTTACCAAAAATTTTATTTAATATTTCTTTCATAACATTCCGTAATGCGAAGATACATTAAAACTTGGACACGCTTTAGTAGAAAATTCATTGTGTCCATGTATAGTTGCTTCAGGAAAACATTTTTTTAGAAACAACAACAAGGTTAATATACTTTCTTTTTGTTCAAGTGTTCTAGTGTCCTTTGGTGTTTTACCATCTTTTTCTACTCCTCCAATATAGCAAATACCTATGCTAGATTTATTCATGTTTTTCACATGAGCTCCAACCTCATCAACCATTCTTCCAAACTGAATGGTTCCGTCTATCAATATAACATAATGGTATCCACAACCACGCCACCCTCTTGACTTGTGCCAACGGTCAATGACATCTACATCAACCGAGTCATCGCCCTCTCTTGTTGCAGAGCAATGCAGTATTATTTTATTTATCTCTCTCATAGTATCTATGATTTAATATATGGTTTTTGTAATCAACCAAAATTTCTTTGTTTTTTTTAATATCTTTTGATGCTATAGCTATTGCATCTTCATTATTTAAAAACTTAAACTCAATATTTGGATTAGAAGAATGATTGGTATATCTACCAATATTTGTTTTGTAAATCCCGTTAATAGTGCCCAATCCTATAATTGTGTTTTTTTTAATTGTCTTCCTAGCAAACATACCATAACCATGAATGTCAGACTTCTTTTTTTCTACATGAGGATTATACAAGCTTATGACCTCTAACATATTAGTAACACTCTGCATCTTATCTTCACTACAGTTTAGGTCAGATAACATTTTTTGGTATCCGGTTTTGTCTTGGCTCATCTTCCTTGACCTCTATATTTTTTTTTATAGGCTGTTTGACTCCGACTTGCGTTCTTAGAATGAACCCCGGGTCTCTTTTTTTTGTGCCGAAAAGAATAAAGGAATGTAATTCTTTTAGCCACTAAGACTTATCTTTCTTTGAATTGTTGTAAATTTTTTGGACTGTGTAAACGATGGTTGCTATAAGGAGGATAATTTTCAATGCCATTTCTATCTCAGTAAAAGATATTGCGAAGACGCTAGAGTTGATTCCGTAAAGTTTTAAATCTTCGAATTGCATGACACTACTTCATATGTTACTTCTAATTCTTCAATTCCTGTAGTGTTATCTGCTGTCCAATAATTCATTTTAAAATAGATATAAAACTGAGCTACCTACTGCACCTGCTACAGAGTTTACTTTTACAACTTGCACAGGTAATATTTGTGGAGCCGCATCTTGTGCAAACTTAAAGTTTACTGTTTCTCCTCCTGCTGTTTCAACTTCTATATCTGCATCTGCACCACATTGTCCAATATAAACTAAAACACCATCCGTTTTTGCTGCGTAAGCAAATATTTTTTGATTTGTAAAAAAGTTACCTGATGTGTTTACAATAATAAAATCATCAGCTACAGTTTCAATTTCTCTTCCAAAGCCGTTTGCATTTATAATTACCATTCCGGGTTTGATACCGGCTTGTAGTAAATTATCTGTTCCTACAGACGGAGCACAAAATATTTTTCTATCTGCATTTACTACTGAACTGATTGTAAGCTCAACACTCTTTGTGGTTTGGTCCACTATTGGACTATCCCCAAAAGTAGTCACCAACGGTGCTTGTGCGTGTTGAACATTAATTGTATTTTTTAAATATCCCATTTCTTTTATCTTTTATAAGGGAATATCCTGTTCAGAGTATCCCGTCTTTGTCCGCATCCGCAATCAGTTCCTGTAGCTTCACTAATTGTATCAACTACTTTTTTGATTCCGGTTGCAGTTGTAAATTTTTCTATTGTATCTCCAAGTCCTCTTGAGGCTCTTGGTGATTTGTAAGGTAAAGGTTTTTTATATTTACCATTCAATATCATAGCACAAAGATAATTATTTTTTACACAAGCATTCTGCTACAGGACAATCCTTGACATCAACTATAAGTTTTGATATCAACCAATTCCACTTGCATAATAACTTACACCAAACTTTCTGAATCCAATAGCCTAACTTTACTAATAATTTTCCCATAATAATTATTTTTTACAACCGAAATTCTTAGCAAAGTTAGCCATCTTGACTACAGGTGCTTTGTATTTATCTTTGTTCTTCATAACAGCACTTGCTGCCGCACACACAGATTTACCCGGCATATTCTTTTTCGCCCATGCCGTGAACTTTCCCTGATTATCTTTGCTAATCATTTCGCCTAAGCCTTTTTTTTCAGCCATAATTATTTACTAATTAAACTACCTAAGTGTCCGTGGACATCTTTTGGATAGTGCTTATCTTCTTTCATTGAGTGGTCTCCTGAATAAGCGTGACCTGTCAAATGTTTTGATTCGCCTTTAGACTCGTCTCTACGGTCTTTTAAGCTTTGGCTTTTAGGACCTTTATCTTTGTTACCGATTGATTCGTCTAGTCTTGCGTTATAACCTTGATGTTTCATTTCTAATTTTTTAAAAAGTTTATTTTACAAATATACTAATATTTTCCTTGCCTATTTTTCGGAGAAGACTTCTTGCTTCCACCCGGTCCGGACCATAAAGTTTTACAAGCCCAATACCTTGCTGTTAGTTTTGATTTGGCACTACCACATTTATGTCTAGCTCTAAAACTTTTTCTTGCAGCAGCAGAATAATTATGACCATAACCTGTAGCTCCGAAGTGTATGAGTTTTTCTTTACCTCCCTCACAAGCTTTGACCATTTTCTTTTTACCTGCTCTGTCGCTTTTTACAACAACATTACATTTCATTTTAGATTTATCTGCCATCTCTTTTACTTAAAGATTTCATGAGTTGTTTGAACTCATTATAATTTTTCACCCAATCTTTACTGTCTCTGTTTCGATTGTACTGTGAAACATACCAATCCTCGCTATGCGTTTCTAACTCTTCCGGCACTTGTGTTACTTACAAACTGTCTTCTACTTCCGCCTTCTCTTTTTTTCTTTTTAGCTGTGGCGGCTCTTTCAGCTTTTGTCATTGACTTTGCTTTCGCTAAAGGCAAACACCGGTCAGGGTTCTTTTTATTCTTGCTCGTTCCACATGCACCAAGAATAGAACCATCGGTTCCTATACGAACCCACTTCTGTTCTCTCCACTTTTTGAGTTCCCCCATGGTTGCTACATATTTTTTTCTGTGTAGTAGCCCGGGTTGTCTTTCTTTTTTCCTCCATGTAGTTTTGCAAAAGCATCAGCTTGTGCTTTACCTACTGCGTTGTATGGGAATACTTTTTTCTTTCCGTTTACTGTTACTGTTGGCATAACTTTATTATTAATATTTATTTATTTTTTTTTGCTATAAATTTAGCTTTAGGGTCAGCAGCAGTTATGTTTGGATTATTGTCTAATCCATATATAACGCTTTGCATACCTAAGCCTCCTTTTTTCTTTCTTGGCTTTTTTAATTTACTCATAACTCTGTTGTAGTTTTTGTAATTTAATTTTTTCTTTTGGTGATAATGGATGTTTCAATTTAAGTTCTAATATTCTTTGTTCAATAATATTAGGTTTTTTATATATTGAAATATCTATCACTTTTTTTTCTTTGACATTTTTTGCATATCCTTGATATGCTTTTCAATTATTTTAGATTGTGCCAAATGCATCTTAGATGCTTTCTTTAATTGAGACACTACTGACCTTAAACTTTTATCCATAGTTATTTTTTTTTATTATCCAATACACCAATTTTTTTATCTCCCGTTACTATTCCTTTTACATCCTTCAAACCTTTGTTAAATTTTTGTTTGAATGTCTCGAACTTTTGTTTTCTACAATCTTTTATTTGCTGAATCTGTTGATTTCTTTTTTCTTCATTATCAGCATAAGCTTTCTTCTCTCCTAAAATTAAGACTTTACATTTATTACTCATAATTATTTCTTTTTCTTTTTTGCACCTTTAGCATAGTTTGGGTCTTTGCAATATTTACTTGCCGCCATGTTTGCGTATGCAGACGGGTATCTATCAAAAGTTCTTTTTGCCCAAGCTATCCCTGCAGGGCAAATTTTATTTCCTTTCTTTTTGCTTTTTCTTTTAGACATTAGACTACTTCTTGTTTTTCTTTACCTCCGCCTTTGAAGCCTTTGAATTTTTTTAACCCTACCAATTTACGCATTTTGGTTGGTTTTCTTTTATAAGTATTATTAGGCTCATCGGTGGCAATCCTCGCATTAATATTTTTAATAGCTAAATTTTTTGCAGCCTCTATAGCATCAAGCCTTTCTTGAAGGGTAGATTTTTTTTCTTCTTTCTTGTCTTCTTTCTTTTTATCTTTATCAGAGTCCGGCATAATATTTATCTTTGTACAAATTTACTAAATTTAATTTAATGCAATCTGAAGACTATTTAAAGTATTGGCGTGTGGTCAGATACTTCATCAAAAAGAAATATAATTTAACTACATCAGATTTGGAAATGTTATTGTTCTTAAAATCTGAAGGTAGGTTTTCTAAAGAAAACTTTCAAGAGTTTAACGAACTATTAAGTTGGGACAAATCAAGATTTGAAAGATTAAGACAGCAGGGGTGGATAGAAGTATTTAGAAAAAGAGTTGGTAAGCATCGAGCAAAGTATCAACTATCATTCAAATCAAAAAGAGTTTTAAGTTCTGTATATAAAAAACTAAATGGTGAGGTAATACCTACTACTTCTTTTTCTGATAAAGTATATACGGATAAACTATATAGAAACTTTATAAAACAATTACTACATCCCTCTCCTGAATAACAGTAATCTGAATACCTTCTATAATCAAAGTATGTGCACCTCGATGGTCATAGTAAACTACATCATCTTTAGCGATGGCATTTACTTCTTCTCCAACTGATACGACTTTGCCTTTATGGTATCTTCTTTTGTTAGCTTCGTCTCCACTTAACAATATACCGGATTCAGTTTTTACTTCTTCTTCTATGTGGTTGAGTAAAATATATTTTGATATAGGTTTCATATAGCGTTATAGATTTCTATAAGTTCTACTTGACAATCATCATTAGGACAAGTATAGTTGCTTACTATACCGTCTTCATCATCAATTGCAAAGTCTTCATAGCTATGGTCGCCTCCCCAAATTATTTCAGTATTGCAATGTGGACAGTTCATGCTTTTTTAATTTTTGTACTTTATAACCGTTTTTTAGCAAAAGCTTTTTTGCATCCTCTATCTCTTTTTCTCTTTTATGAAAAGCTTCAAATGTGTGATTAAATATTGGCATCTTGTTTTCTTTTAATAGTTACTATTGCGTTGGTTGAAAGTAAAGTTACAGCAACGCTTATTGCGTTTTGCAAAGCTGACCTTGTTACTTTCATAGGGTCAATGATTCCCATGTCATACATATTTCCCCATCTCTCATTCTTAACATCGAACCCTTCGTTCTTTTCTGTTTTCTTTCCAAGATAAACATTATCATATCCTGCGTTGGAAAGTATTTGTTCTAAGGGAGATTGTAGAGCTTTTGCTAAAATTGCGTAAGCAATTTTTTTTTCTAAATTTTCTTCATCTATAGTTGCTACTTCATATTCATTCCCTAAATGATATAAGCTAAGTCCACCACCCGGAAGTATACCCTCTTCCAAAGCTGACTTCACAGCACAAACTGCATCGTCCACTCTATCGTATAGTTCTTTCTGTTCTAAGTCTGTGTTGCCTCCCACAAACATAACACCTATACCTCCGGTTAGTGAAGCTATTCTTTTTTGTATAAATGATTTATCTTCTTTTCTTTTTGAGTTTTCATATGCAACCCAAAGTTCATCTACTCTATCTTTTATCTCAGAAGATTTTTTATCATGCTCATCTTTTATGACGACTGTAGAATCACGACCAACTATCACCTTGGCACAATGACCCAAGTCGTCATAGCGGATGAGACTTAAATCGTCACCTGTCTTCTCGCTAAAATATGTTGCACCAACTGACAAAGCAATATCTTGCATAAGTTCATGTTGTCTGTAACCAAACTCAGGAGGTGCTATGCTTACAAGCTTTAGACCATTCTTCATTACATTCGCAGCAAGAGTATTTGTAAACTGAGTTGTGCATGGTGCAATGATTAATAGTTTTTCTTTTTTATTTATTAGTGGCTTTAGTGCATTTTCAATTTGTAGTATGTTTGATATCTCTGCATCGGCTACTAAAACTTTTATGTCTTCATAAATACACTCATCATGTTTTTGATTGTTTATAAATAAAGGTGAACTATATCCTCTATCTATTTTCATTCCCTGTGTGGTTTCATAATAAGTTTCATGGTTCTTTGATTTCTCAACCGTTACTATACCATCTTTACCAACCTCACTATAAACCTTGTAAATTAAATTACCAATCTTATCGTCATTGTTTGCTGAGATGACCGCAACATCTTTTAGTTTCTTGCCTGTTATTTTTTTTGAATCCTTCTTTAGTCTTTTAATTATATTATCACATTCACTCTGCAATAATTTTAATACTTCAGTTCTATTTGTGACTTGGTCATTAAAGTGTTGTAGACCATGAGCAACTAAAGATTCAGTTAATACTATAGCAGTTGTAGTTCCATCACCGGCTGAGGTTGCGGTTTTATCTGCGGCTTCTTTCATTATTCTTACTGCAAGATTCTCAACTGAGTCCAACAGGTTTATTGATTTAGCAACTGTTACTCCATCTTTCGTCACAGTAATTCCTCCTGTATGTTCTTGTGATTCTATTAAGACTGTGTTTCCTTGTGGACCTAAAGTAGACTTAACTGCTTTCGCTATTTTCGTAATTCCACTAAGCAGTTTATTTCGTCCATCACTATCGAAGTGTAGTTCTTTTGGATTCATTAATATTGCATTTAATTATTATGCAAAGATAATAATTTTTTTTTGTGTTGAGTGTTAAGTTTTATTCTTTATACTCTCTCTCTCTTTTATATTACATTATATTTTATTTCCGTCTATGACCCCCTTTAAGTTGTAAAGTTAACACAAATATTATTAAGTAATTGATTATCAGTTAGTTAAGTAAAAAAAAGTTAACACAAAGTCAACACAAAGTCAACACAAACTATATTATTGTTAACACATATCAAAGGAAAAGGGACCTATGAGGTGGTCCCTTTATTACAAGATTGTCAAAACACTACTAAAAACAATCTCTACCTAATCAAAACAACTAACTATATGAAAATTGATTATAGTTTCTTAAATAAGTCTATGTTAGCATTTGCTAGTTCATTGCCTTCTGCAATCATTTGAACCTTCTTTGCTCTCTTCATTGATTTCTTTAGTTCTAATGCAGTTTGTAATCCGGTCTGTAACGGAGCAGCATTGTTAATTAGTCTGCCGTTCTTTACTTCATACCCCTGCATTGATGGTGGAATTTTAAAATGCATAATTCTTTTTCTACAAAGATAATAAATTTATTTAGACACTTGGAGTAGTTGGGTTATATATGCCTGACACGCTGCTGTGCCATACAGCAAAACACAAATTTTTTTTGTTGGGGGGGTCGCATTTCTTGAGGTGCATCTCTGATTTTTTGCCGTTTTTATTTTTGGGTCTCTACCTCATATATATAAAGTTTACTGTTACCCCTGTAAGAGCTGAAAATCTACCTCTGTTAGAGTGTGTCAAGTCGTTTCAGGGTGTCCTTCCCTCGTGACGCATGATATAAACAGAGAGTTTACACAAGAGACTTCCCTCGGTAACCTCAGACGAACCAAAATCTACGCAAACAAAAGTAAATATTTATCAACAATCTAACTGCTTGATAGTCAACGATTTACAAAGACAAGAACTGACTTATCAACAATTTGAATGAAATTTATTTTGGATTGAACGAAAATTGAACTATATTTGAGCATGAATTTAAATAAATATAACAGGCGAGAGCCACAAAAATTAACAGATATGAATACGAATATTACAAATACTAACACAACAGATAACACTACTCAAGAAGCAAGACACTTATTTTTCCTTGAGGACAACCTCGAGAAACTATTTGCTCAAGGTTGGATTACAGAGGAGGAATATGAGGTAGAGAGAGACAACATCTTTCAAACGCTTGGCGACCTCTATGGATTCGAGGACAGAGTAGCGTAGTCTGAGGGGGACTTCGGTTCCCCCCTGTCCACAGGTGACCCTGTGCTGATGAGCCAAAGAAGGCGAAACAGGAAATATATATATAACAGGCGAAAGCCAAAATTTTGAAAAATGACAAAAAAATCTAAATTCGATGTAACAGAGAAGGTCAAACAGGCACTTCTCGAAGGTCTTCAGAAGGAAGGTCTACAATGGTTCCGACCATGGAAATCAGGGGACAATCACCCCATCAACCACTTCTCAGGTAGAGAGTACAGAGGTATCAATCAGTTTTTCCTCAACCATGTGATGAGGGCGAGAGAGTACACAGTCAACGAATGGGCTACTCTGAACTCAATCGTGAAAGCAGGTTACAGAGTAAAAACAGATGAGATGACGAAATACTCTGAGGTGTACAATTGGAAAATTTCCTACTGCGTATTCAAACCTAAAGGTTCAGGTAAGTGGTACACAAAACTTGATGAGTGTATCAGGAAGGAAAAATGTGAGGAGAGTGATGTATACACAAATTTCTCGATGTTCTACTTCAGAGTATATAATATATCTCAGATAGAGGGCGACATCAAACCAAAAAGAGTTCCAACAGAGGAAGTTGAGATTACTCCAATCGAGAGTGCTGAAAAGGTAATCAGAGATTACAAGAAGGCGAACAAGAAGTTGACCATCAAGGATGTCAACCAAAACAGAGCGTACTACAGTCCAACAGAGGACAAAATAGTGATGCCTGAAAAGAAGCAGTTCAAGAAAATAGATAACTACTACAAGACGCTGTTCCATGAGATGATTCACTCAACAGGTCATGAGAGCAGACTCAAGAGAGAGGGCATAGTTGATTTCACCTTCTTTGGTGCTGACAGATATGCTTTTGAGGAACTGATTGCTGAGAGTGGTGCGATGATGTTATCAGGTCTCTCAGGTATCTGTACTGACTGTGGTGACGATGAAACCAACTCTCAAGCATACATCAATGGATGGGTCAAGAGGGTTAAGATGGAGGACTCGAAAGCAGTTGTATCGGCTCTGACAAAGTCAGCGAGAGCAGTCGACTATGTTCTCGAGGGGAAGTAATCGAGATGGGGGTCGCAAGACCCCCTCTGTCGATAGGTGTGTGCCTATCCTGATGAGTCCAAAAGGACGAAACAGAAATTTTTAAATATATATATACGATGGAAAAACAATCAAATAAAATCGAAATCAACGAGTACTTCGTACCGAAGTGTCTAAGCAGACCTTTAGCAGATGGTGTGCATCCAACAGGTCATTACAAGAGTTACGAATACTTGGTTAATTGGGAAGGATACCAAATGTTAGTGGTTCTAACTACAGCCCTGTGTAAAAATATAAATGATATGGATGGGTTATCAAACTTGAATTATGAGTCAGACAGTTATATCGGTTCGAGGTGTGCATACTACCTGACTGACAATGGTGAAATAGATATGAAGTTCACCATGAAAAAAGGTGAAGGTTCGTTCATGACCTCGGTCTTGGAGGGCGATGTTTTGGGTGCTATCAGGAGAGGTAGCCAAGAGTACAGAGAGATACTCTGTGACGCTATCAAGGAGAGAAGGTTAAATGTATAATCAGCGAAGGAAATCACACCCCCCTCATTTATGAGGGGTGTGATTGTCCTTCATTCAGGAATGGTTGCAGGGTGGTTCGATTCCACCCCCTGAAACTAATTTTAATTTATATATATGAGAAAAACAAAGTGGCAAATAAAAGCAGACGCTTGGAACAGAAAAGCAATGGCAGAAAAAGACCTATTGGAAATCTACCAAGACGAACTCGCTCGGTTAGAACGAGATAGAGAACTTGGTATGGTTGATGATTTGACTTATCAGGTTGAGAGTGGGAAGTTGAACAGAATAATAAATAACTTAACTTAATTTACAGATATGAGAGACATTTACATTTTTGATTTGGATGGCACACTCGCTGACATCCAAGACAGGAGAGATTACTCAAGCACTCCTGAAGGTAAGATTGATTGGAACAAATTTTTTGACCCCAAGAACATCGACATGGACAAACCTAATCACGCAGTCATAAAGACAGCGAGAGAACTCGACAATTTCAACCACGATATATATATATTTAGTGGCAGAAGTATAGCAACACAAGACGCTACTGTCAAGTGGTTGAAGGAGCATAAGGTTCCTTGGAAGGCACTGATTATGAGACCTTTAGACAAACTCATGATGCCTGATGATGAACTGAAGGAGTCATGGTTGAACGACCCACAAATCATTGACAGGAACAGAGTAATTGCTGTCTTTGATGACAGGAATAAAGTTGTCAAGATGTGGAGAAGGAATGGGATACCCTGCTTTCAGGTAGCAGAGGGTGATTTTTAGTTATATATATATGCCTGTAGTTCAGGGTTGGACGCAGAAGGGTTCGATTCCCTTCCCTGAACCTAACCTGACAGACAAAAAAAAGATTTGCATATGTCGAAATCTTTTCGTATGTTTGTCGAAATTTTCAAAGCACTATGAACCCAATACTCGAAATACAAACACAGTTGATTGCTCTCGAGACACAAGGTGTCAACAAGGAGCAGAAAGAAATCTTGAATAAGATTTGGAAATCTACTTCAGACCTCATACAGAACTCGTATGAGACCAAGAAAGACCACGCACTTAATTATATATATGAAGGTGCGAGATTGATTAACACGCACTACCTCAAGCATGGTCGTGAGAAGTATGTGTGGGAAGCCCTACAGAAATACGAGAAGGGTATAGATATATATAACGAGTTGCCAAGGAGAATGAAAGTTGAAGTCAGAGATGAGGTAGAGAGTTCTGATTATCGACACTCCTTCAATGAGATAAAGATAATCGCTACTGATATCGAAAGACACTTCAATGCGATGTGTTAAATACCTCTGATGAGTAGTCCTGAAATGGCACGAAAGAACCTTCGGGTTCTTAGGTATAAAAAAAATTATATTATGGAAAAAACACTAAAACAGAAAATGTCTGAAAGCAGACTCAGGAATCCAATCCACAAGGTTGCTCTTGTGAATGAAATATTCGAGAACTTTGACACCTATATAGAGAGTGCGACAATCACGACACAGGACTTCTTGGCGAACCCTGACTACGATAGTGCCAAGCATTATAGTAGTGACAAGACACTACCTCAACCAAAGGTTGTAACTGAATATCAAGGGGCTGTTGTCAAACAAGAGCATAATGATTTTTGGATGGATTTACTCAAGCATGAGGACTTGATATCAAAGATGTATAAAAACTCTGACAATGAAGGGGAGTATATATATAAGGTTGGAGAGGTCAGTAAATGGCGTAACACCTTACACGAGTTCAAAAGAATCAAAGGTGAGTTAGTCCCTGACATCGCACTTATTTCAATGATTAAGTATCATCTATGCGACCAACTCGCTATGCGTATGTATAGTGCGTGGGAGGACTATGACGAATACCTCAAAATTAAAAGTTTTATTCAGCAGTATAAAGAGAAACCAATCGTTGAGAGACGAAAGGATTGGTATACTGATGAGTACAATGGTGTAATTGGCAATGAGATAACCTTCGAGGACGATGTTTGGTCTAACGATAGAGACACACACTCGATAACTTTATCTTTTGGAGTATCAGGTTATGGTTATACTGTGGGTAAACTGTTGGAGGTAACCTTTAATTTCAGGGACGCTAACCGAGGTTTATTATATAAGCAGAAGGGAGAAGCCAAACTGTACTATAGCATCAAAGGTTCTCGATACGATGAGGACAAGTCAGTCAGTCTTTTGACAGGAAATTTGGTTACTAAAAGGAGTGGATATGACAGGAAGGTTGTGAACTATAAAATGACTAATCGATGGAGTGAAACAAGGAGAACTGTCAACTTCACTACATATATGTTAGACCATAGGGCGTGGGTTAAGACAGAAACCCAAAAGGTACAGGCAGAACAAAGGCGAGAAGTTTTCTTGCTTGAGAGTAAAAGAAAACTACAAGAGAAGTTCCCAAACTGTAAGGTCTATACTTCTGACAAGTCATCAACAACCTATGGTAGTAATGGATATCCTGCCAAGAGATATGGTCATTGCAATTTGATTGTCAAATACCCTAATGATAGTAAAATTATATATGACCTGTCTCATGCGTGTCAAGGCGATTTAGTTTTCAAGGGTGCATTCGATAGCGAGTATGTGAAGGAGGAGCATAACGAACAACACTTCATCGAGTTGTTTGGAAAGCAGAACGATGCACAATTTGAGTATCTTGCAAAACTTGAGAACGATGATAGTTAAGAAGTTAAATACAAATGTCATATGTGTTCAGAAGGAGGAGGGGGGTCGCATCCAAGTGTTGCGACCTCAGGACTCTGAGTATGCGTATTGGCATAAGCAATGGAAAGCAAAACAATCTAAATATAAATATCTATGAGTGAATTAAGTAACTGTTGTGATGCCCCACCAAAGTGGGAGACCGACATATGTTCTGAGTGTTTGGAACACGCAGACTTTTATAATGATGAGTGTGAGGTGTGTGGTGGTGAGGGTGAGATATGGCATTCAGATTATTATTGTGACATGGCATACAGCACACCGTGTCATGAGTGCAACGACAATTCTGATTTTGAATTTGAAATTGCAAACGACAGATAGTAACGAAGTTACTAAAAAAATAGTTGGACAAAAACTTGCATATGTCGATTTTTTGTCGTATTATTGTCGAATGTTTGGTGGGTTGCCAAGCAAGGAGTCTTAATGGAAAAACAGGGGGTTCGAGTCCCCCAACTCCACAAATATAAACACTATGAGTAAAATTAATATATCAATAACTAATTCAGAATTGGAGGATGCTCTTTCCCTATCCAATACCACTAATACAAAAAAAGATTTGAAGAGTGAGATGAAACACCTCATCAAACAATGCGATATCGTGCATATGTTTCTTATTGAACAATGTGATATGCTTGATACCGACATGGAATTTGCCATAGGCGATATTTCAACTTTACTGAGATTAATTAATAAAAAAATATAATATGGGACAATATTTTAAAATCGTAAACAAAACCAAGAAGCAGGTACTTGAGCCAATGACATTTGGTAGTGGCTGTAAGCATGGAGAAATTATAAGTAATGGAGACAGAGGGTCTGTCTTACAGGCACTTGGACATCTAATCACTACTTGTAGTGGGGGTTGGGGTGAGTGGCATGAAGGCACAAGTAAATTCATCCGATACAAAGGCACATGGGCAGGTGATGAAATCATAATGGTTGGAGACTATCATGAGAGTAAACTATATGATAAGGCAGGTAATCAACGATGGTATAAAGACATCAGCGAGGAGGTAATGTTTGAATTACTTCATGAGAGGTTGCCTGACTATGATGACTTAAAAGATACAAACAAGGCACACACCAAGGGGTTTCGTTATAGTTGGATTGGTCAAGATGTGAGGGATATGTTGAAAAACAATGGCACCCAATGGCTCTATGGTGAGAGAAAGAGGTTGTTGGAGAAGTGGTTTCCTGTCGACTGTCATGAAGGCAATCTTAGACAGAAGTATGACTTCGTTGAGAAAGAGCAAGAGGTTTCGTAAGGTGGTTACTCTTATGGCTATGCGATAGTCCAAAAACAAACCATCAGACAGGGCAAGTAATCTCCACATGGGTGGAGGGGAGTGGTATAGGTAGAGAAGTCATAAACCTCTACTGATTTGACACATACCTTAGTTATAGAAGCAGGTTCGAATCCTGACTTGCCCTCTAATTTTAATTTAATAGACATGAAAGTAGCAATTATCAGATTTACTGACAACACAGGATACACATACATCGTTGACATCACAAATGATGTTGACAAATGGTTAATAGATAACAACTCTGAAAGAGATGAGGATGAGCATGAGTCATTACTTACTTTTGATATAGAGTGGACAGAATTAAAACTGTATTAAGATGAGTATAGATATAAAACAAATGGACGCAGATGACCTCAAAGACGAATTAGAAAGACGAGGTTGGTTTGTTGAAATCATGTGGCACAAAGACGATGTGCAGGAGAATTACAATTGCACCCAAGCAGACGCATTGGGTGTATTGGAAAGGGTGTTCAAATCAGAGCATGTGTATCAAGTTATTAAAGATGCAATTGATGAGGATGCATCATGTTTTTTACCACCCCAAGAAGATTAACTTTAATAATTAATAGATATGAATATAATTAAATGGAAAGGTTGCACTCTTGAACCTTTAACAAACCAAGAGTATAAAGATAGATTCGATGAATATGTAGGTGGATGTCTGCAAGGATATGTAGATGTTACTTACCTTGAATTAGTAGAAATGTTTGGCGAAGCCACCTTAGGTGAGAGTGGTGATGGAAAGTGTCAAATGGAATGGGTCATTGAAATCACAGACGATGATGGAAGGACAGGTCAGTTTACTATATATGATTGGAAAACTTATGACCTCAACTACACCAAGTCAAAGTTACAAACTTGGAATATCGGTGGTCAATCAAGCCCAACTATCCTGCAAGAGTATATCAGAGAGTATAGAAAACCAAAGCAAGAGTTCACATTTAGCGTTCCTTGTTCTTTAGAATACAGGATAATGGCAAAAGACTCGGAATCTGCACGAAAAATTCTGCTTGAAAAAGGTGGCTACGAGATACAAGGTGAAATCAATGTACAAGGTAGCGATTACGATGAAGCAATCTTAATTTAATATATATATATATGAAAGTAAAAATTCAACAAAGAAGTGTTTACCACAAGTTCGCTGAGGTAGAAGTAGAAGTACCCAACAATTTAACTGAGGAGCAAGTACTTGAGTATCTATGGGAGAATGAAGACATCTATGTAGATAAGATAGACAAAGCAATGAGTGAAGCTAACTTTGAGTATGGCAATGGAGTAGATGATTACAATGGAATGAACGAACCTGAGTCAGAATCAGAGTGGAGATTTGAGTGTGACGAATTAAAGATAGGAGGTCATTTATAAATAATTAATCAAAGATTTGCGTATGTCGATTTCTTTTCGTAATATTGTCAAACTTTATTCTAAAACACTATGAATAGACTAATAACTTTTTCAGATGGATTTTGTTGGTGGGATGTCACCGACAAAGCCGTGTCTATATACGACTCAGAAGCGATTGAGTTGTATGTCTTGTATGATGATGAGACTGAGTCTCTGATTGAAAGCAAAGATGAATTATTTGAAGCCATAAATTTAAAACTGCCTATAGCAATGCAGTTAGGTTTCATCAAAACCAAACCTACCTTTTGGAATAACTGCAAAAGATTTTTGAAAGATGGGTATTGGTATGTTAAAGTGAGTGATTTAATTAAATATATATAAAATGAGAATAACACATTGGACTTTAAAAATCAAATGGGAGGACGGCACAGAGGAATATATCAGCGAAATCCCAAACTTTGTAGCATCTCATGTTGACCCATTTCTTGATACTTTAGAAAAACAAAAGGAGACTGCATGAAAACTACAGAGGAATTAATTAAAGAGGTTGCACGAGAGGTTGTGCAACTTCTTTTGGAAAAGAATAAATCGTATGGTGATACGGCAAATAACCCACCGCAGATATTTTCAAAACTATCTGCAAAGGAAGGTATACTTGCAAGACTTGATGACAAGTTAAGTCGTATCAAACATAAGGGGTTAAACGATTTGGTAGAGGATACTGTATCCGATATCATTGGGTATCTTATATTATATAAGGTGCAAGTAAAGAAGGATGAGCAAGTCATCAAAGATAAATTAATAAATTTAAAGAATGAAGCAAAACATTTTTGACGCTTATGTAGAACAGGTTGCAAAACTATTTAACATAAGTCAGGAAGAAATCTTTGAGAAATCAAAGAGGAGAGATGTTGTGGATGCGAGACATTTGATATACTATCTGTGTTATCATAGACCAATGAAACTCAAATACATTCAGAAGTATATGGGTCAGCGAGGATATATAATAGGACATTCAAGTATCATCCATGGCATTCAAATGGTTAAAGAGCAAATGCTCAAGGACCAAGACTACAAGAAAGTTCTTGATAACTTAAATGTAGTTGAAGTATAGTGTACGGTCTTGCTGACATTTGGTATGAAGCAGAGCAAGACGACTACGCTTGTAAGTTGGATGGCGATGGTTACTGTGCTAGAACTTTATTTGGTGTGAAAATAGTTTTAGACAATGGAACAAACGATGTCACTATTTATAATACCACAAAGGGTGGGGACTATTATAAAGAACTTGATGAGTTTGAGATTAACTTTTTCTTTGAAGGTGGTTGGAGATACGGAGTGTATAAAGTTGCACTACAAAACTGTATTTTCAAACTTGGTAAGATAGAACTTTCAATGCGAAGTGAAGTTAATGGCAAAAGGAATCCAAAGCAAATCCAATCTTTGAAGTCGGCAAGAGTCCGAATTTTAGATAAATATAATTATATTAGTAATAAATTAAATCAAATTAAAAATGACTAAATTGAAAACCATAAACATCAAAGGCAAAGAGTATGTTGAAGTAAATGAGAGACTTATTTATTTCAGAAAAAACTTTCCAAACTTTTCACTAACATCAGAAGTGTTAGAGAAAACAGACAAATCAATCCTTATCCTTGCTACAATTTCTAACGATGAAGGAAAAGTAATCGCAACAGGAATGGCAGAGGAAGAAAGAGGAAGTACCTTTATAAATAAAACTTCTTATGTAGAGAACTGCGAAACTTCAGCATGGGGTAGAGCATTGGCAAACTTTGGTATTGGGTTGGAGACTTCAGTTGCATCAGCAGACGAGGTACAAAATGCTATAGCACAACAAGAGGAGAAACCAAAAAACATTTTACTTGACATCAATGAAGAAAAGATGGAAGATGTTTTAAGATATGTTGTAGATAATAAAACCAAGGGGTTGCAATGGATTGTAGATAACATTTCTACCAAGTACAATGTAACAACTAAAGTCAAAAACAAAATAAAGAAAACACTACAAGATGGTATCAAAAAGTAAAGATGTATTAGAACTCCTCAAGTCAGATGCAGAGTATTATGGGGGTGTAGGCAAAGAGTATTTATCTAACTCAGATATTTATACTTTGCTTAGAGAACCTGATAAGTTTGGTGTGCCGAAAGAGGAAACAAAAGAAATGCTTGTGGGGAGATACTTCCATGCATACATTCTTGAACCTGAGAAAGCCAAAGAATATCTTGTGGCTCCTGTATCAAGCCGAAACTCAAAAGCATACAAAGAGTTTTGTTCAGACCATCTCATCCCCTCTGCTTTATTAAAACCTGAGCAAGAACAATGTCATGAGTGGGCAGATAAAATGTTATCCATATTTGAGTTTAGTGAACTTATAAAAGGTAGTAACATCACATACGAGGAGCCAAGCATAGCACAAATCAAAGGTGAAATGTGGAAAGGTAAAGCAGATATAATAAATCCAAATGGTTTTGCTATCAAAGTACATGACCCATTCAATTCAACTTATCAATGGGTTGAGTTTCCTGATGGTGCTGTCGTTGATTTAAAAACAAGTTCTGATGTGCTGAAATTTCATCAGAGTGTACGAACTTATAACTATGACTCTCAGGGTTATATATATAGAGAGTTGTTTGGAAAGCCAATATTGTTTCTTGTTGTTGATAAGCGTACATTACAACTTGCAATGCACCCTTTATCTGAGGTAAGTTACGACAGGGGTGAAGAAAAAGTTGAAAGAGCAACTGAAGTTTATAAAAAATATTATGGAAAGAACGCTACTGAAAATGTTAAGTTACATTTTATCAGCTCGATTATATAGTTGGGTTGAAAATAAAATAAAAAGGAAGAGTTTTGTTATTGAGGTTCCGTTAGAGCAAGACAATATCCATGACTACTATGATTTAGTAGACTCAACTATTCAATTAATGGAACGAGAAATTAAAATCAAAGACTATGGCAAATGAAGAAAAAATTTTTGCTGATGGTTTCTCATTTAAAAAGAGAGACAATGCTCCTGACTTTGTAGTCGGTAGAGTAAGTGCTAAGGTGGATGATGCAATTGCTTTTATGAAGAAACATCATAAAGGTGGATGGGTCAACTTGAATATCAATCAAGCAAAGAGTGGTAGTTACTATATGGAACTTGACACTTTTGTACCGAAAACACAACAGGAATCTTCAACGAAAGCTGAAGCAGACCTACCATTTTAACAAACAGGAGGGGGATTGTGGTGGTGAACTCTGCAGGGTTTCAAGCCACATTCCTTCTCCTTTTATAAAACCACTAAATTAAATGTCATTAGAACAAAGTATAACTATATTCAAAAACATTAAGGAAACAGACACTCCTTTTCACAGACCTATTGGACACATTCTTCAACGAATAAAAAACGGCTCAACCAAAGAATTGGTAAAACAAATACGACAAGAGAAAAGAAAAGTTGAAAGAAACGAACTCAAAAAAAACTTACCTGCTATATGTTTCTCAGGAATATTTAATAAAAGAAACGACAATGCAATTCAAGAACACACAGGGTTTATATGCTTAGATTTTGATGGGTATGAAAAGCAAAAAGAATTACTGCAAGACAAAGAAAACTTAACTAAAAATAACTTTGTGTTCTCTGCTTTTATTTCTCCTTCAGGTCAGGGTCTAAAGGTCATTGTTAAAATACCAAATGATGCAGAGAATCATGTTAACTATTTCAACTCTTTAGAAAAACATTTTGACAACCCAAGATTTGATACGACCTGTAAAAACATATCTCGTGTATGTTACGAAAGTTATGACCCCCTTATATATATAAATGAAAACTCAAGTGTATGGGACAAGATTGAAGAAAAAGAATATCAAGAACGACATACACTCAGAGATGCACCTACTATACCCATCACAGATGAGAATAAAATAGTTGATATACTTACAAAGTGGTGGTTGAAAAAGTATCCTATGGTCGAGGGTCAAAGAAATAACAATGTGTTTGTTTTAGCATCTGCATTTAATGATTATGGTATCAACAAGTCTCTTGCTAATTATGTGTTGAGTAATTATCAAACAAAAGATTTTGGCATCAGAGAAATCAATAGAACCATAGACTCTGCTTACGCACAAACACAAAACTTCGGAACCAAATACTATGAGGACGATGAAAGAATAAATAATATAAAAGTAAAATTAAGACGAGGGGTATCTAAAAAAGAAATAAAATCTCAACTACAAGACGCAAGTATTGAAAGCGATGTCATTGACTCGGTATTACAAAGGGTTGATGAGGAAAATAAAGAGCAGAAGTTTTGGACAAAGAGTGACAAGGGAGTTATAAAGGTTGTACATATATTATTTAAGCAGTTTTTAGAAGACAATGGTTTCTATAAGTTTTGTCCTGAAGGAAGTAAGAACTATGTTTTTGTAAAAGTTACAAACAATCTGATAGACCACACAGATGAGAAACAAATCAAAGATTTTGTTTTGAATCATCTCATTGAACTTGACGATGCATCTATCTACAATTACTTTGCTGATAACACAAGGTTTTTTAGAGAGGAGTTTCTCTCATTGCTTTCTACCATAGACATATATTTTATTGAAGACACCAAAACAACTTCTTACTTGTATTATAAAAACTGTGCCATCAAAGTAACAAAAGATTCACTTGATGTGCTAGACTATATAGACTTGGGTGGTTATGTTTGGAAAGACCATGTCATCAATAGAAACTTCACCAAGTGTGATTATTCAGGTAGTGATTATAAAAAATTTATTGGTAACATATGTAAACAACAGGAAGATAGAAAACTTTCTATGGAAAGCACAATAGGTTTCCTTATGCATGGATATAAAAATTTAAGTTATTGTCCTGCTGTCATTCTTAATGATGAGGTTATATCCGATAACCCTGAAGGTGGGACAGGCAAGGGAATATTTATGAATGCTTTGGCACAAATGAAAAAGGTTGTAACTATTGACGGTAAATCTTTTTACTTTGAAAGAAGTTTTGCTTATCAATTAGTTTCTGCTGACACTCAGATACTCGTGTTTGATGATGTAAAAAAAGCATTTGATTTTGAAAGACTGTTTTCAGTTGTGACTGAAGGATTGACATTAGAAAAGAAAAACAAAGACGCAATCAAAATACCTTTCAGCAAGTCACCAAAAATAGCAATCACCACCAACTATGCAATCAAAGGTGCAGGTAATTCTTTTGTTAGAAGGAAGTGGGAGTTGGAATTGCATCAGCATTATAACAAAAACTTCTCACCTTTAGATGAGTTTAATAAACTTATGTTTGGTGATTGGGATGATGCTGAATGGTGTAGGTTTGATAATTATATGATAAATTGTTTGCAGATATTTTTAAGCAAAGGATTGGTTCAAAGTAAATTTGTAAATTTGAAGATAAGACAGTTGTCAGCCGAAACTTGTCATGATTTCATTGAATGGTGTGGAATAATAAACGGAACCACAGAGAATGAAAAATTAAAAATAGATACAAGAGTATCTCTGCAAGACTGTTACTTTGATTTTATAGAGCAATACCCTGACTATGGACCCAAAGCAAAGTTGACAATATCAAGAATAAAATTTAATAAATGGATGGTGGCTTATGCAGTATATAAAACAAGCGTAGCCCCTGAAGAAGGTAGAGATAATTCAGGTAGATGGATAAGATTAAAAACAAAAGAAGAAATTAATACACAAACAAGTTTGTTGTAATGGAGTTTTATGAAGAAATAGATATGGCGTTTAGAAATTCCTATGAAGTTATTCTTAACGGCAAAGATGCTTCTGAATTAATAAAAGGCAATGTCGGTTTTTTTATACACCATCCATCCAAACCTATATCTAAAAAATTATTAAAAGACATGAGTGATTATTTTGCAGGTGAGGAAGAGTATGAAAAATGTACTAAAATATATAAGTTTTTAAATGAAAGAGATAATTGACTACACAGACAGAGGTTACTCTATTGAAGAAACTTTGAAACAACTTAGAGTTTTAGATAATGTTATGAGTATAACCACAAAACAAAAAGTGGGTAGGGGAAAAAAAGCAACTGAAATAGAGGTATATCTATATGATGATGATTCAGATAGACAGGTTAGAGAAAGAATAAAAAAATCAATAAAACACTATGAAACTAAATTGGAGACCGTACCAAAAGAAAATAATTAACCAAGGTAGAGAGGTTGTAAACAAGTATAGATTTGTTTACTTAGCCATGGAAGTTAGGACAGGTAAAACTTTAACTGCTTTGGGAATAGCACGAGCCTGTGGTTACAAGAATGTAGTATTCTTAACCAAGAAAAAAGCAATAAGTTCTATAATTAAAGACTACGAATTATTACAACCTAATTTTTTTATCAAGATAATTAACTACGAGTCGATGCATAAACTTGATATAAGTAGATGTGATTTTCTAGTTCTTGATGAGGCACATGGATTGGGTGCTTTCCCTAAGCCAAGTAAAAGAGCAAAGGATGTCCGTGACTTTATAAAAAAATATGACCCTGCTGTTTGTTTGTTATCAGGAACACCAACCCCTGAGAGTTATAGTCAAATGTATCATCAGGTGTATGGTATACCCCTCAATCCTTTTAAAACTTTCAAAAACTTTTATGCGTTTGCCCAAAGGTATATTTCTGTCACACGAAAAAAAATAAACTCTTTATATATAAACGATTACTCTAAGGGTAGGCTTAGTATCTTAGATGAAATGAAGCCTTATACTATTAGTTACTCTCAAAAAGAAGCAGGGTTCAAGGTAGAGACTACGGAAAATATCTTAGAAGTTGAAATGATGCCACAAACTTACAACTATATTAAGATGTTGAAAAGAGACAGAGTGGTAGAGGGTATACAAGAAGTCATACTTGGAGATACACCTGTAAAATTAATGAGTAAGGTTCATCAAATGTGTTCAGGGACTGTTAAGTTTGAGTCAGGTAACTCTATGATACTTGATTCCACCAAGGCTCATTTTATCCAAGAGCATTTTAAAGGAAAAAAGATTGCAATATTCTATAAGTTCCGTGCTGAATACAAAGCTTTGAAAGAAGTGTTTAGTGGTTCACTCACGACTGAGCTTGAAGAGTTCAATAGCACGGACAAGAATATTGCCCTACAGATTGTTAGTGGGAGGGAGGGGATTAGTTTATCTAAAGCAAAGTGTTTGGTGTATTATAACATAGACTTTTCTGCTACTTCCTATTGGCAATCAAGGGACAGGATGACCACTAAAGAAAGGTTAAAGAACAATGTCTATTGGGTTTTTGCTAAGGATGGTATTGAAAAAGATATATACAAGACTGTGGTTAAGAAGAAAGATTATACGGTAAATCATTTCAAAAAGGATTTGTTATCTTTGTAAGATGAGGTTTGTTAAGTTCTTACTTATATGGATAAGCCAAAATTTAGCAATACCTTTTTGGGTAGTGGGTCATATACATCTTTCTGTTCACACCTTCCATGACCTATATGAACTGCTAAGTTCTGTAGGAATGAATGTGATTGTAGCAATAGGTTTTATATTAGATTATAGAAATGACAGAGCAACAAATACAGAAGAAAAGAATAAAGGAACTTGAAGCAGAGGGTTACTATGTAATCAAGTTAACTGTTACAAATAAAAATGGTATACCTGATTTAATTGCTATACCACCTGATTCAGAAGTTTTATTTGTAGAATGTAAAAAACCTGATGGTGTGGTGTCTGAGTTACAAAAATTTAGAATTAAAGAATTGAAAAAATATGCTAAGACAGAAATATATAGGGGAGGTTAAGCACTACGAAGTTGATGATTGGTTTGTTGATAAAATCAGAGACTTACCTAGCAAACTTGGTATTAATGTGGCTACTCAAATTGATAGGTCTATAGACCAACTAAAGTCAAAAGAGTATTGGACACAAAAAATAGCAGGAGTTTCTACTGTATTAAACCGACCATATTATTTTGAATGTGAGTATGTTAGGGAAGCAGGAGAGCCACCCATACTTTTAGACTTAGCAGAAATAGATGTTGATGACTACCTAGATTATTATAATGAAAACTTAACAATTAAATTAAATGATAACAGAAGAAAAGATAAACTACTTGAAACAAATAGTCAGCAATGAGTTTCAAGTAGATGTTTCTAGCCTAAGAAGGACAAGAGTTCATGTAGATGCACGATTAGTTTACAGTTATATATTAAGAAACAGAGGACTTGGCTTAAGCAAAATAGGTAAATCAATAAATAAAAATCATGCAACTGTTTTATATCTATTAAATAATGCACCGAGTTATTTAAAGCAAGACCCTGATTTAAAAACTAAGTATGATTCGTGCCTACTTATGTTTGAAAATCATCACTCTCCTGTTTATGATATGACTATGTCTGAGTTGCAAAAAAAATATGTAGAATTACAAGCTAGTAATGATATTCTGCGTGAAGAAAAAGAGATTTTGATGGAAGAAAATTACTACTTAAAAGAAAAATTGAAGCTCGAAGAATTGGATTAGTAAAAATTTAATCCTAAATTGTAGCAAATCCACATAAAATTATGGTCATAACGGCACTTGAGCAGGAAAGAATGCATCACATCAATGCTTTGATGAATGAGTTCAATGACCACCATTGCCAAATTTACGAAAGCCTTTGTGACAAAGAATATGCTGTTACTAGAGAAGCAATAGATAAATTACAAATCAAACTTAAATCGTTGTCGGACTCTTTACAGGATGAAATATAAAAAATGCAGACGATGTAAAAAATTTAAAAGGGAAGATAATTTTTTTGCAAGTGGACATAAAAAAAAAGATGGAAGTATTATAAGAGATACTTTGTGTAAACCTTGTAAGGTTGTTTACAATAGAGAAAAAAGAGCCAAGTCAAGAGCTTGGATACATTCATATAAAGAAAATTTGAGTTGCGTAAAATGTGGATATTCAAAAAAAACTCATTCAAACTTTACCTCTTCAGCCTTACAGTTTCATCATCCTCAAGACAATAAATTATTTGCTATAGGAGATGGAGGTCACAAAGGATATTCAGTAAAAAAAATACAAAAAGAAATTGACAAATGCGTTGTTCTTTGTTGTAGATGCCACGCAGAAATACATTATAATTAAATGAGATTTGAAAAAGAAAAAGATTTAAGCAGAGAGAAGAAGGCAATACAATTTTTTGTAGATAGGTTTCAAGGCTCCTTCAAAAAGCTCGGACCTAATGATGTAGATTACCGAGTATATGATAAAGAAGGTAGTCTTATTGCATACGCAGAAGTAAAAGGTAGATATAAAACCCTGAGCCAAGCTTATCCTTTACCGATTGCTGCGAGAAAGGTAGTAAAGATATGTGACAAGAGATTAAATCCTGTTATTATATGGGCGTGTGATGACGGTATTATATATGGCAAACCAACAGAGATAAAAGGTGAAGTAAGATGGGGTGGAAGAAAGCCAAGGGAGGGTGCTGTCAATGACCAAGAGCTGATGATTTATTATCCAAAACAAAAGACTTTTCGTTACTTCAAATTTTATTAGCCAACAGGAAGGATTTGGATATGTCGAATTTTTTTCGTATCTTTGTTCAAATTTTAAAATCAAAACACTATGAATACATTTGTAAAATCAAACCCAAGGGAAAAGATTTTCCCTAAAAAACAAAGAACAAAAAAGAATGTTCAGACAGGCGACTGTGTAATCCGTGCTATTGTACACGCAACAGGCATGGATTATAAAACAGTATTCAATGGTCTATTGGATAAGTCTAAAGAAACTATGTTTCTTCCCAATCAAGAACAAACTTATACAAAATTTCTTGAGTCACATGGATGGGTAAAAAGAAGACCCATGCGTAACGACAATAATAAAACTTATGAGGTTAGACACTTCCCTGCTAAACCAAGGGGCAGATACATCATAACAACCACATCCCATTTGACAGCGATTGTCAACGGCAAACACATGGATAGTTGGAACTGTGGACAATGGAGAGCAAACTCATACTATGAGAAAGCTTATCATTTCAAAAGAAGTATTATTTCAGGAGAAGGATATTAACCTCCGTATCTTTTAGATGGTCTTAATCCCCTAGGTTTCTTAGGGGATTTTTTTTTGAATCCATCTGTAGCATAATACAACCTGACTTGTGCGTCTGTGAATATCCTACCACTCGGACTCTGATTTTTATTATTTCCTATTTTTGTAAACGGCATTACTGTAACCAATCAAATTCTTCTGTTTCTTTTTTAGAATATCTTTTTCTTTTTTTCTTTGTTCGTCTCGAAGAAGATGTCTTTGTGTTTGCTCTTCGTTTTAACTCTTCGTAACCATAGATTTGATATTCCGAATAGTTAAACATTCTCAAGAAAGCCTCTCCGGGACTCTTGACATCGCCAAACATTATTTTAGAATAATTCTCATAGAACTTAGCAAAGTTGTTAGCAGGTACACCAAAGAGTTCAGCCAACTTGACCATTGTTCTGAATTGATATTTCTCTGCAGTTGCTTCTGACTTAGCATTCTTATATAATGTGTAGTCATCATTGACAGCTTTAAGTTGGTCAAGGATAGGTATGTTTCGTATTGGCTTTGCCCAAGGCTTGTTGGACATCGAATCAAATATATAAGTTAAAAGGTCACCGACTATAAAAGCTGAATTGAAAGTCCCCACTATAGCTGCCCTAATAAAATCAAAATCATCTTCGTCTCTCCACTCTCGTGCTATACCGGGGAAGCCTGATGCAATGAATTGAAATGTCAAAGGTAACAACAAGTGATAAGTAAACACACCTCTTAAGTTCTGACCTAGCGTACCCTTACCTGCGTTTGGGTCTAGCTTAATCATCTTAGTGTACAACCCTACCATGTTTTGTATATCTCTCCTTAGCAAAGCTCTAGGCGAGGATGTAAACAACTGAAACAACCTCATATATCTATTGTTTTGATATGCGTCTCTGTTGAGTGCATCAAAATCTTGCTGAGTAGTTATTATTTGTTTCATCACTTTATCCAATGCAAAATCTATTGCTTGTTTGTCAGTTGACTGTGGGTTGTCTTTTTTGAATTGGTCTTTGTAATAACTATAAGCAGGTATGCTACCCATAACACCACCTTTATCTCCTGTTTTAACAAACCACATCATTGCATCGACTACTCGGGCAAGGTCAATTTTTTTACGACTTAACTTTTCGTTGATGCTTTTTGGAATCTTTACATTAAGCCTATCAAAAAAACTTTTGCTTGGTCTTTGATTATACCCCTCAAACATTCTAGCGAAATCCCTTCTTGTATATCTTTGCTGTAAGGTAGGCGAGTTCTTGTACATTTCTTGCCATGTTGTATTCCAAGTGCCTATTCCATTTCTTAATTCTTTTGTGGCATAAGTAAACCAATTTCTATAACCTATGTAACCCGCAAAAGCCATAGCAGAAGAAAACTGTTTTAGCATGATTGTGGGATTGGCAGCTAGGGCTTTGTATATATATAACCCTGATGTGATGTCAAAGAATTTATCAAATAACTTATCTACCGGTCCTGTAGACCTTTTACCATAAGGATTGGCTACCATTTGTAGATTTTGATAAATCATATTATGGATGTCAAACCCAACTTTGTAGTTCATTGCTTGTTTAATAAGACTCTCATTCAGAAGTTTGTTCACATCTCTAAGTGGTATAGCATAAGCTCTGAAGTTTTCCATGTCTTGAATATATCTTCTCAACTGTTGGTTTCCATCAACAAACTGTATAGGTGCTGCATTATTTATCCTTGCTATAGTAGATTGACCACCAATATTTGTTTGATATTTTTTGTTATTCATATCTTTCAAATCTAAGATACCTACTTCTTCTTGCTCTAAAGTTCTTTGCAATCTTCCTGCATACTTACTGTTCCATGGCATATTGGTTCGGTATATATCCTTATAGACAGAATTATATCTTGGGTATACACTAGGGAAAAACTCTTGCACCTGCCACTCTGCCCATCTTCTTATTCTTGGGTCTAATTTTTCATCTATCTGTTTTAGTAATTCTTTCAAATTAAATTGACTGTCTTGTAGCAATTCATTGTTCTGAAGACCCGGGTGGTTAGCAGTATCTAATCCTTGATTATATATATAATACATTTGATTTTGTGTGAGTTGAATGGTCATATCACTCAATTCGTTTGTAAGCTCCTGAAACTCTATGGATTGTTTGTCAAGGGTTTTTAGTTTTTGTTTTATTTCAGCAGCCCTTTTTGGATTGGCTTCAAAAGCAATTGTAACTTTACTGAAGTCATCCAATATCAATTCATAATTTTTACCAAAATACTCTTCCATTTTGGAACGAATTAAATCCTGCATATAAACCACACCTTTATCTCTTTCAAGCCTAGCTCTATATATAGGGTCGTATATTAACTTGTTTGCTTCTGTGCTATATATATCAGTCGACTCTCTAGATATTTGTTCGGAGAGAACATCTATACCCATATTTCCGGTAAAAAAGCTTTTGAATGCAGCAGCTAATTTAGTGGCGTACTTAGTTAAAGTGTTGTTGTCAATCCTTTTTAATGTGTTGTTTAGTTTTCTAAGTGCATCATTGGTTTGCTTCTTGTCGTTAAAGTCATTGTCAAGCCCTGAAACATCTTTATATAATTTTCTTTTTAGCTCATTGTATCTCACCCTTCTTTGCTCCATATCAGCCTTGAACTGTTGACGACCCTGAACAAAAAGTTCTTTTAATAATGTGGTTGCCTCATCTAATGTAGAAGATTTGTGTGGATTGGTGTCATCCATCAATCTTGCTTCGTTATACAATATGGCTATTTGTAGAGTCTCGAGATTAATTTCATCATCTACTGAATATACATTCTTGTTTTTAATTTTATCAAACTCTTTTTTAAGTTCTGTTATCTTATTGTTTATAGCAGTTACATCTTCTTCATTTGTTGGGTTGGTGGTTATGATATTGTTCTTTAATTTATTTATAGCATCCTGAAGGTTGGGTAGAAACTTTCCTTTGAATCTTGCACTAGCTTTTACTTTGAGTTTGGTCCCAAGTATTTTGTCAAAAACACTAAATGAATCTCTAGTGTTTTGCTTGTTAATCATTTGGATTACATTATCCAAAACCATTCTGATATCATCAGGTTGTTTTACAGTATAGAAATCTTTATAGAACTTAGCGTCTGCAATATTATTCAAAAACTTTTTTACTTGTGGAGAAGTCCATTTGGTCTTTGGCATATTCTTGAATATAAAATTCTTCATCTCCCTTTGTAATTCACTTAATTGTCTAGCTCCAAGTTTTTGTTGCCTTGTTCTTTCTTTCATTTTCTTGATGTCATTGGCAATCTCAATGTTTCTTTGAATCCCCAACTGTTTGTCTAGGGCAACAAGTAAATCATCTTGTAGTGTTTTATTCAGTTCCTGAAACTCAGGTTGTTGTTTCAGAATCTCTTGAGCTTTAGCTCTTGCTTCTGACAAAGTAGTATTTCTTTTCTTAACAAACTTATTGACCTCTTGCATTACTCTTCCATACACCTGCATTCCAACACTCATACCTCCATTTATATTACCAAACATTTGAGGCACACTTTCAAATAGGTCTGTGGCAATTTTCATTGCATCATTTATTTCAGCAACTTTGAAACCTCGTTTTCTTAAATATAATTTTATTGCAGCATCAGATATTTCCATCTGTCGTGCTGTTTCAATTATGTCAGCCATGGTAGATTTCGTAGCATCTTTCTTAGCCATCATTTGAAATGTATTCTCTAAATTATTGGCTTCAAATCCTGCAAACACAGGTTCTCCTGAAAGCAAATCAACAACAACCCCTTCTACAAAGTCATCCATTGTCATGTTGGTAATATCTTTCTTGGTTTTTTTAGATAAACCCATCAAGGATTTTATGTAATTGAATAATTTTTTAAGCCAAACCTTAAAGCCTCTTTCTTTAGACGCTAGTACAAAAGCTTCTCCTTTATCCCCTATAGCAGTAGCCAATGCTTCTTCTTTTATGAAGTTGTCTATCATTTCCTGACTTCTACCTTCCTTCTCCATTTCCTTTATAATTCTTTGGTAAGCTCTATCATTTTTAATGTCATCTATATACTGACTATCTGACACAAGCTCCAATCCTTTTTTATATAAATCAGGTCGTGCAGTCTTAGCTGTGTTTAGCCATATGTGACCAAACTCGTGTATGGCAGCATTCATGCTTTGATGTTTTGGATTTAAAAATACCTTTCCATCTATGACAGCACCATATACAG